GTAGCAAATGGGGTGTCAAGACTAATCGTAACCTAGACGTGCCACCTTAGAGATCTCTTTGGCCTCTTCTTCTAGTCTATCAGACCAAGCAAGCTCAAAGCCTATGAGCCTATAACAGTATTCATGGTTCCCCCACATGCGTTTAAGGTAACTGTCATAGATCTTTTTGATCTGATCTAAGTCATTTCCCTTGGGGATCAGGTGACCCTTGACCGCCCAATGTAGTTCATTGGCGAATTTAACGTCCACCATTGATCATTTCCAGGGCTAAATGAGAAACGTGCTTTGAATGGCACTTTAACCCTATGAATTCATTGTAATAATTAGGGTCAAAAAGTACGTTTTTCTCGAATTGTTCTTTAGCTTCCATATAAGACATTTCCCCCTTACTGACACACAAACGCACGATAGAACGTCTAAAACGATCTCCACTATGTTCGGTCAGTATTTGTTTGATTGCTTCGTTGGATCCATAGTAATCCATCCAGTCGGATTCTTTTACTATCACACGTTTACGGCTCTTTCCCTTAAGTGGTGGCAACCGTCTAGTAGACCAAAAGTTCTTCTTTCCGATATACTTCATACCGTTAGCGGTATCAAGGATCTCATACACAAAACCCACCCACGATGATAACTCATCAGGGGTGGGCTTAAATTCTTTATCTTCTAATAACCACATAATTCACCTTTTCATTACGGTGTTATTTAGTCATCTTCTAACTCTTCATATCCTTCTTCTTCCATAATGATTGGATAGCCACACATAGGACAGTGGCAAGGAACTTCTCCTGAGATTACTTCTATCAAAGTTTCCTCTTCACAGATCGTACATTCGTGTTTGATTGGTTTCGCCATTTACGCCTCACATGCCGCACAGTTCATGATATCTCGTACCAATTCCTGAGCTGGGTTAGCTGATCGTTGGTAATAGAACGTCTTGACGCCCAACTTCCAACCTTCGATAATCAAAGCATTGACATCTTTTGCTGGTACATCGGGATGGATCAGAATGTTCAAGCTCTGTGCCTGATCGATATACTTCTGTCGAGCACCTGCTTGCTGTACAATGACCAATGGTGCAATCTCTGAGAATGTCTTAAAGACAGCTTTCTCTTCATCAGACAAGAAGTCTAGTTGTTGTACGGATCCACCGTGCTTCAGAATGTCCAACCAAGTCTTATCATCATTCTTACCATGCTTTGTCAGAACATCATCAAGATATGGGTTGCGGTATGTAAACTTACCTTTAGCCAAGTCTTTGGTGAAGTAGTTAGAAGCCAATGGTTCGATAGAAGGTGACACTTGACCTAAGATGAAAGACGAACTTGTTGTCGGAGCAATTGCACATGTAGTCAGGTTGCGCATACCATAACCAAGCATACCTTCTGGTTCACCATATTCAATAGCAAGTTCTTTAGATGCCGCCCAAGAACGGTCTTGAATGAACTTAGAGATCTCAACAGTTAGGATGTGTGCATCAAACGACTCAAATGGGATCATCTTAGACTGTAGGTACGAATGCCAACCAAGTTGACCTAGACCCAAAGCTCTCCAACGTCGAGCAAACTTGTTAGACGAACCCATGAATGGAACATCATCAGTCTTCTCAATGTATTCTTCCATGACAGCATCAAGGAACCAAATCATTGTCTCAACAGCGTCTGTCTCTTTCCACTCATCATACTTCAGTACGTTCATAGATGCTAGGTTGCACACAAACGATTCATCTTCTGAAGATGGTAGTGCAATCTCTGAACATAAGTTAGATGCCCAAATCTTGATACCCTGATCACGCAATGCTTTTGGTGCGGCATTATTAATCGTATCTTTAAAGAACAAATAAGGATAGCCACTCTCACGGCGTTTGCGTAGGATACGTGCCCAAACAGTACGCTTGTCCTGATCACCGTCGATCATAGACTGCATCCACTCATCACCAATACAAACACCAAGGCTTAGATTGATGATAGAGGATCCCTCTTCACGTGCATCTAGGAACTCCATGATGTCAGGAGATTCAACATCAAGATATGCCGCCATGGATCCACGACGAACATTACCCTGTGCCACAACATCAACTGTTGTTTCCCATAGGTTCATAAAGTGTACAGGACCATCGGCTGTACCACCACTCTTAATAGGAGCACCTCGGTGACGTAGTGCACCAAAGTATGCAGACGTGCCTGCACCCATCTTAGTCTGCATACCAACTTCTGCAACCTTAGCTAAGATCGATGGCATGTTGTCCTCTACCTTAACCCCATTGCATGAGATTGGTAGTCCTTTACTTGTAGCATAGTTTGCCCACACAGGAGAAGACAATGAATAGAAGCCACGACTCATATAGTCGTAGAACTTATCAGCCCATCCTGTGCCTTCCAAGCCAAGAGATTTCTCCCCAGCTTGTGCAATATTTCTTGTTCTTTCTTCAACGGTCATATTACCGTCGATGTATCCACGGCTCAAAAACTTCCGTGAATCATCATTTGCCCATTCGAAACCCATCATATATCCTCTAAAATAAATCGTCTGCGGAGATGCCTTTACCCTTTGCATACTCAACAGGTCTCTTCTGAAAGAAGTCTGTCATGTTTGCGCCAAATAGTTCTTCATCAAACCAGAACGTTTGCTTAATGTGATCATCGTCATAAACGATTTCACTGCTATCTATGCCAATCGAATCCATGCTATCTGACATGCGTTTCGCAATGAAAGACTTTAGGATATCAGCACTTAGACCATCGGCGGTGTGTCCGTCCATAATCCACTCAATAACTTTACTCTCAGCCTTCAAAGACTCAATGCACTCATGCTTGATACGCTCTTCTAGCTCTTCGTCAAACAGTTCTGGATACTCTTCACGCAATGTCTGGATCAGCTTGATGCCAACTTGAGCATGCAACATCTCTTCGTTACGTGTGTATTGTACTTGTTGTGCACAGTCCTTCATTACCGCTTTGTTGCGATTCATGTGCATGATAATGTAGAACTGTGAGAACAGACTAACATTTTCTACAAACAATGTAAAGAGGATAATTGAGTAGATGTACTGCTTTCGGTCATCAGCATATACTTTTTTATTGTATTTACGTAGGTAATCTACACGACCCTTTACGACCTCTACATTGAGGTTCTCTTCGAATACATGGGTGAGGTGTAGAACATCTAAGATCTTTTCATAAGCCATGTTGTGAATGACTTCTGAGTTCGCCATAGCGTAACCTAGATCTTTAATTGATGGGTGTGGTAGGTTGTTACCTACGTCTGCCCAAAATGATTTAACCGCAATTTCAATCTGTCCAATAGCGGACATTGTTTTGACAACAACTTGTTGTTCTGCTGGGGTTAAATCATTTTTGAATTGGGAATAGTCTGAGCGGAAATTGAATTCTTCGGGTGTCCAAAAGCCTTTCCAAATCGCCTCAATGAACTGTTTAGTCCAAGGGTATTGATCAGGCTTTCGTGAGATTTGTTCTTCGAACAACATAAACGGCGTCTCCATAGAAAATGGGATGAGAGAATACTCACCCCAGTTGGTAGTAGTATATAGCATGTTGGGTAGTTTGTAAATAGCTAAATGTAGTAGATAATCAAATTAATGTACTACATGTGACACTAAGGCTCAGATGGTGTTAGAGCTTCTTCATAGTAGCCTACAACAGCCTGTGTGTCTTTGATATATCGGCGTAGATCCCCAATACCCAAGGCAAGGTTTTCATATCCTTTAGGTGTAATAGCAAAGAAGACTGGTTGTCCAGTATCGTTTTGAACTCTCTCTAGGAATTCCTCAACGTTATCTCCGTTAACCACATACCAATCCACAGGTGGCATTGATACACCTTTGGGACGTGCTTGGATAGGCACCGATTGCTCCACAAACTCTGTCTGTGTAATGATTTTTGGTTCGATTAGTCGAGACGCCGCACCACAGTTAATCAGCAGTAGCGGTGCTGTCAACAGGAGGAGATGTCTCAGTTTCAATTCTTTTAATAAGTTTAGCGACTGCATTGTCAACCCTTTCTTCCAAACCTTGTGGGTTTGTTATAGCTTCCATAGTTAAATCAATCTTCGAGAACTTGTTTCTCAAAGCGTCCAAGTGCACCTGTGAGTTCTGTAGTGCTTTAGATAGGTTTGCGTTCAATTCTTCATTACGTTCCGCATTCTCTGTCATCGTTTTGATGGTGTTAGCTTGTGTGACCGTAACGGCCTCTAGCTTCACATTGTTCTCACGAAGAGTATTCATAGTTTCTTGGCTCCATAGGTAGTATTTGTAACCACCATATCCAGCCGATCCCATAATCCCTACGACTATAAGAAATAGATATACTTTAATCATAACTCAATCCTTCCACAAACTTCCTAAACCGCTTTAGCAGTACAGGTTGTTTCTTCTTTGAATGTCTTTTGTCAGTTACATTGATCTCTTTAGGCTTAGGCAATGCATTCGGTGCCATGTCCACGCCACCATGAGCGATAGAGTTAGTCGGTGCATCTTCTTTAATCATCTGATTAGTTCCCCTGCCGTTATATAGATATTCTTACCTGTTCGCATATGAGTTACCTCATAGATGTCTAATCCTAGAACTTCGCCAACAGGGAATGTATCTTCTTTAATTCGTACTTGATCTCTTTTGATAACAACTTCATCACAAGTTTCGTTGATTACCTTACTTCCGTTCACCCTAAACACTCCGGGAGACAGTTGCTTGTTTTCCAAAACAAACCACTCACTGGACTCTGCTACCATATCAACTGGATCTATACCACTCTCTTTGAGGATCTTGTCAAAACAGGTTACTCCATACTTCTCCTTTAAAAGGAATAGTGCGGCGGCATATGAGCCAAATCGTTTTCCGGGCAAAAGCCTCTTGATGTTGAACACGAGCTTATGAAAAGCATTATAAACATTCTTGTCTTCTGGTGTGACTGCTTTCTTTATAACTTTCCCCGAACCGTCAATAAGACCTGCTTCGAATGCACCTGTGTTTTCCCAAGGCGTGGTTAGTAGCCTCAGAAAGCGCAAGGTGTATACTAGATCTCCTGCTCTGGATAGAATGCCCATTTAGATGTTCCTCAACCTTTCGACCACTTGTGGATCCATAGGCGTATTTGTTATTTCGTCGTTTTTAATGTATCTTAGAAAAACTAAGAATGGTTTTATCACACTCATCTGACTATCTGTCAGTTTAATCTTCAACATATTAACACCCGGTGTGACACCAAACACATTATGAATGACTATCAAGTGATTGAGTATTAAGCGGTCAGCTAGGTAATCTGTTTCGATATACCTATTCACCAACCGCTTAATATACTTAAGTCGTTTTAAGTCCTCTATGAATTCCTCATGATCTGAACCAAGTGGATTGTAGTAATGCTTGGCGGCATATAGTGGGATGTTATCCTCAGTTAATTGCATTTCCATAGATTGTTCACTTTGATTAGGAGAATTTAATTGCTTTCTTAACACTATCTATCAAAGTTTTTTTACCCTTTCGGCGGTCAAGTTCGATACCATTTTGACGCCCAAGAGCCTCAAGTTGTACCTTAGTCATACTATCCAAGTCGCCTGCAACAGGAGCTTCAGTCAACATAGAAGGTTCTGGTGTTTGTGGAACTTCCACGATCACTTCGGGTTCACCGTTCATATGGTTCATGTACTCGTCTACCTGTTCTTGAGTGAAGCGCATAGGCTTCAAGATTTCTCTACGTGCGTGGTGTTTCCAACCACGTACTGTTGGAACTGCCTTTGAGCACCATTGTGGGGGTTTAATCATTTACATCCTTCCTTCTGGCTTATCCGCCTTCAAGTCGCCTTGCTTATTGTCGCCTGGACGAAGTGGAGCGGCTTTCATTGGGTTATCAATAGCATGTTTATTCTTAGCCATTGCAATTGTAATATCGGCTTTATCTGCTTGCCTGTCTGCCGTGCCCATCTTCTCATGGTCATCAACAAACTTCTTTTCTTCACCAGATTGATTATCTTCTGGATCCATAGCTTTAACAGAGTTCTTAGTTTGATCACCACGAACCTTTTCCATGATACGATTGTATACAGTCCACTTAGTATTTTCTGTTTTGGTTTCTGCTTTGGTTTCTGCTTTAGGATTCATAACAGCCTTCTCAGCACCACCCTTTTCAACATCAGGGTTCTTTGGGCAATCCTTAGCATGGTTCTCTGTAGATCCATCGCATTCACTACAAGGAGTAGTTTCATCTGCTTCTTCGGTATAAGCTTTAAGAGACTTACGGCGACCAGATTTCACATGGCGACCCATAGCATCAGCATGCGCTTTATCTTTTGCACGTTGAATTTTAATGGAATCTCCACCCATCTTTGGAGCACCTTTGCGACGAGCGGCTTCTTCAAGATCGACCTCTTCTTTGGCAATAGATTTGCCAACAGCCTTACGGCGTTTATGAAGGTACTCATCAGACGAGTCAGTATCACCATCGTTGTCAAGATCTTTATCTTTACGATCTTTGAACTTCTTCTTAGCGGCTTTAGGATCTGCTTTATCTAGACCTTCGCCATCATCGGACTTGTCGTTAGAAGCATCTTCTTCAACTTCTTCCTTCTTGTCCCACGGTGCCTTCTTAAGAGACACCTTGTCTTTTGGTTGAGCATCTTTAGCGGCTTTAGCCAATGCTCTTTGCTTTAGTGTAGCTTCTTGGACTTCTGCGTATGCATCGCCCAATCTGTTCATTACATCTTTTTCCATGTGTGTTTTCCTTTTACATCCACAATTGGGCGGCAATTGATCCTGAGATAGCAACAACTGCTACCCAGAATAGTTTGTTAATGAGACCTACAGTTGCGGCATTGTCCGCAACCGACTTCTCTATATCATCCAGTTTCTGACTGAACTTATTCATTCTATCATAATTTGCAGAGTTCTTCAACTCCATTTGTATCAATTTCTCTTCGGTTCGTGCGATAGCTATCAGTGCGTCAGATAGTTTATCTATCTTCGCTTCGATTCTATCCAATCTGTGCAAGTCATCTGGCATATTAATCCACTTTTCCCATTTTTAGGTTATTGTTACTACTACTGCTTTGGTCTTCTGGTCTTACGAACCAATTACTTATTTCTTGGTGGTAGGGATTTGCTTTCTTGCATATTGTTATTACTAGACCGAACAAGAGTGATGTCACTAGTATCATTGCGATCATACACACCATAGTCTTTATTGGCCTTCGGGGTTCTAAACGGATCATTTAGTTTAACCTTTCTACCTTGATATTCCGCTTCTGTTATAAAACTTGCAAATGAATATTTGGTATCTGGTTTGGCTACATCTTCCTTAACATGTCCGCACACTTTACCACTAACCTTCTCCACTGACTCCAACCATTGACGTGTTCGTCCTTTGGCTGTGTCAACAATTAGGTAGTTAGCACCAAGCATTGAGATAGTTCCTACCTCATCGCTTTCTTTAATAATTACGGAATCTCCGAGCGAAAAGAGATCTCCATTTACAAAAGCTTCACGTTCTTCAGAGACTGACTCTAGTTCTACGTGATGCCTAAACGATGCTTCTTCCTTAATGCCCATAGCATTACGAATATCGCTGAATAGCTTTTTCGCATCTGAATTACTTAATGGTTTGGGTACACCCTGTGAAAATGTGGTGAAGTCATTGGCCTTCGCACTTCCACGTTGTTTGCTAGAACTTTCTAAATCTGGATTTTCGCCAGCCGATACGACTGTGATCTTCTTAAAGTTATAGAAACCATGTCTACCCTTGACACCGTTATATTTTTGTAGTAGAATCTCGAATTCGTTTACCCTCTCAGACCCAACAGTCATCACAACAGTCTTAAAACCCTCATCATATAGCACAGTTGCTACATCTATAGGTTTCTTAACTTTAGTGTTGACCATGATCTGTCGAGCATGCTTGGGAAACATCTTTCGAGCATACTTAATCTTTTCTTTGTACAACAAAGGGTTCTTGTTCTTGTCTTGACTTTGTGACAAGTAAACCCTATACGGATTCCTACCCGCTTTAGCCGCTAGTTTATTCAATAGTTTGTCATGATCAATAGTCGGAGGATTCATTTCACCAAAAGTGAAATAAACAGCTTGCTCCTCTTCGACTAAGAACTGGCTAAATGATGCGAATGCCATAAAGGTTACTTCTTTCCACGTTTTCTTGCTATCTCTGCTTTACGCACATCTTTCATCATACGCTTTGCTATATTATTTATACGTGGTCTCATCTTGTCTAAACGCTTTTCGATCTCAGCCTTACGTGCTGGAGTCATGTCCTTTTTAGGACCATCCTTAGCAATCTTAAGAGCCATTTGAGTACGAGCCTGTCTTTGGGCACGTTTCTTCAACTTATCTGTAGAAGCAATCTTATTAGCGGCTTTACGTCTGCCCATTGCCATCTTGGTCTTGTTCTTACGAGCGGAAATACCCCGATCACGGCGTTGCTTGATATTTAGAACCTCATCCAGTTCTTCATTAGGAAACATCATAGCCGTTGCACGTGCAGTAGCCTCTGGTGTACCCTCTTGGTGTACGTTAGGATCATAATCCTCATCAAATTTGATATTTGGATACTTTTTACGGAAATCTGCATGATCTTTAGCGGCGGCTTTAGATCTAGCACTAGCATCCTTCTGATCTTTTTGGTTCTGAGCGTGTGTCTTATTTACAGACCTTGCGAATGCAGTACCCTTCACACCTTTGCGGTGTAACAGACCCTTATGACGAATACCTTCTTCTACAGGATTGTCACGCATGCGTGGCTCTCTACGGTTCTCGCCCGGATCTTCGAGACGTAAGTTCTTAGGATCGTTGTTCAAAGGATCATTGTCCTTGTGCCCAACGTCTTTGCCCTTGACGTTCATCTTCTTAGCCATCAAACGTCGAGCTTTATTACGAGAAGATCTCTTCTCGATTTGCTCAGGTTTACCCTGATAGTTTTCGTATTCTTTGGCATAGTTTCGTTCTAAGAACAACTTAAACGTTTTCATTTAACACTTCCACCTTCTAAGCGACATTGCTTTACGAGTTGGTCTACCCTTCTCGTCTTTCATAGGACCCTTCATTCCACTCATACGAGCACAGAATGATTTGCGGCGTCCAGCATCTTTACTGCCTGCTTTAACTTTGCCTGTAACGGCTGTTTTGAGTTTACTTCCTGGGTTCTTACGTCTATAGGCGGCGACACCTTTAGGGGTCATACCAGCACCATCTTTGGTTGCTATCTTGTGTCCCTTGGAATCTTCCCCACGAGCTTCTCGTATTGCCTTAAACGTTTTCATGTTAACGTTTACTTTTTTGGTAAGCGTTGTACTCTTTACGGCGTTCTGCTTCGGCTTTCTTTTTTGCTGGAGTATCCTTTGACATGGATCCAGTCTTAACAACACCAGAGTTCTTAATACGATTGATAAGCTTCAAGTTCTCATCAAGAGATTCTTTGTACATATTCAATTCGTACTTACTGCCCATGTTATAGACTTGTACTTGAATAGCACCCTTGTCACCCTTTAGGCGATAGCTGTTTGTCTTACCATTTCCTGGTTTACGTGGGCCAGAAGCAACCTTGTCATCAATTTCACTAGGCTTAACGGTAATTCCGTAGTTCTTTTTGGCAGACGCATATGCGTGTTGCATAGCACCAGAGAAGTCTTTGTGGTAAATTTCGTATGGAGCTTTTTTGGCTTCAGATACTTGACGCAACATAGCTTCAGATAAAGCAGATTCCATTGCAGTTTTCTTAACCAAGGCGTGAAACTGATCATCCCCTTTAACCTTATTAACAGCCTTTGACATAATCTTCCTGTGCTCAGGACCATTAAGCATTTGCTTGTATAGCTTATCAAACTTCTTCTTTTGTGCAGAAGTCATTTCATCAAGTTCTACAGACTCAACAAATCCTTTGTCGCCCTGCTTCTTGCCATGGTTCATGACCTTTTTGCCAATAGGGGTAAGATTGCCCTTCTTGTCATACATTGTATTGACAAGCTTCTTTTCGGCGGCAGTGAGTTCTTGTACTACTTCTACCTCTTCTTTAGGCACACAGTTAGGAACTTCTTTTCCACCCTTTTTCTTCATACCAACTTGTTTGTGACTATCCCAACAAGGATCGTCATTCTCATTAGTTGCCTTGAATTTAAGGTTCTCTAATAGCTTATCTTTGAATGTCATTTTAGTCATCTTTCCCAGAAGTTCCCATATCTTACGTTGTTAAGACTATTTATAAGATTTAATTTGGCTATTTTTTACTGATTCGACAGGCAAAACCTTACGTGCTTTCCGAAGTTTGCGGTACTCTTCGGACAGGTGTACGGTTACACCACTCACTATGTTGTGTGCGGCCTTCGTCCTGTTTACTACCCCATAGAGTTGCTCTTGAGATGGTATCGAATAAACGGATCCTATTTTCATACGCTCTTTACCTCAAACAGTTCGTGAAGATCTTTGACGTTATCAAGGCTGTATCTAGATTTGACGTGCGATTTCAATCTACCCTGACAACGATAACCAGCACCAACAACACGATAGGTCTTATCACCAACCGTGCGTACTTTACTGCCTGATGCACCTAATCGAAACTCTACGTCCATAGCTCCTTTTAGCTCAGGTATGGGTAGTCTCAGGGGATTTTTGCCAAGATAGAACAGACCTGCGCCACCGATCTGAATGTAATAAACATTCTTACGATTGTATGCCTTGGCAATGTTCTTAGTATCGGGAAATGATCGTGTGGCATTCATTTCTTTTAACAAGCCCGCATTCTTAGCGGCAATCCAAGCTTCTTTAGTCACCGAACCAAATGGTATCGTATATGGCACTTTGCTATGAAGTTCTTTGGGTTCTTGTTTACGAATGAAATCCACCCAAACCTTGAGTGGAGCATCTTGCACTTTAGCGGCTTTCATAAAGAATGGGATAGCGTCAGCATCAACCGCATCGGGCTGAACAAGAGTACATGTCTTTTCATTACTGTCTATTCGTATAGACGTACCACCCATCTGTGGAAACATGTCAAGTTTGACCTCAATATTGAATTGCTCACCTCTGTAAGTTGCTTCAATATCTCCTGCGCCTTGGTTACTGAACCCTGCACCATTAACACTACCAACATCTAATCCATCAATCTTGGCGGATTTCATGATATCAAAAACTTTTGTTTCGTAATCTAAGGCTCTTGATCCTGTTGGTTCTTCTAGTGGCGTTGCTAACGCCTCTGCTTCATAGTTCATATTGATCTGCCAATGTAGATCATGATGCCTCGTTGATCTGCCTTTATATATCAACTCACTTCTCCTTGATAAGTTGATACTATTTATACCATCTACTTGCGGCGAATAAACACCTTATTACCGATACTCTCTACATAGAATTGGTATTGTTCGAAATTGTCATCCATAAGATCTACGTTAAGAGTTTTGATAGTAGCTTGCAGAGATACCATCTCTGCTTCGCTAACATCTTCGGCATATAGATCTGGATCACGTTTGTCCATAATCAGTTTCATAACCTATCCCCTATGAAGCCAGTGCGTATTGCACTGCCTTCTCTGCCGCTTTCATCTTGCGGTTTTGGTTTGCGCCGAACCACTGGCTGTGGAGACGATTTTCTGCATTACGACCTTGAACGTGGTCTGTAACATAAGTTACTGAGTTGAATGCTTGCCACCAAGATCCTTCGGCGTAGTTGGCTCCCGGTTGGCTCTCTAACACATCATAGCAGTTCTTTGCTTGACGTGACAGATCATCAACTGTCTTCACTGAGGCAACCTTACGCTTAGTGTCAGTGTGTGGGAACACATCGTTGTAGAAGTTGATGAGTTCTTCGGCACCGTAGCGGCGTGATCCAATGAACTGAGCCATCTCTTTATACTTCTCAAACTTCTCGTGTGCGATACCCAAGTGCTCTTTAGCCTGTTGTGGATCAAAAGCTTTACGGTGTGACACCTTCTCAACACGCTTATCGTTAGCGTTAAGAGACATAGTCAATGTGTTGTTGCATACCACACGAACAGGTGTGAAGCGCACATCGATTGACTTACCGTACATGTGTGGATTGGAGAACAGCAAGAATGATTCTACTGTATCATCACCAAAGACATCGAAGCTTTCCTTGACCTTAGCCAAAGCCCATACCTGTTGACCACCTTTAAGCGATCCCGCAGTATGCATCTCCATATCTCCTGCGGCAATGTATTCCGCAAAGAATTCAAACGCAGTCTCGTTCTGCACAGGGTTCCAATTCTCTCCAACATTGGTCAGAACTGAGTTATCAGATGTACGGATCAGGGACTGTTGTCCTGTCTTGATCTGTTGACCGTTAACGTTCACGAATGAATCGTGCTTCTCGACGTTCCAATCAAGACCCGCTTTTTGCATCATCTGAACAGGAGTGAGTTCGTTAGATACCTGAGTACCCAAGCCATGCCAAGGCGTATCACCCGCATAAGCCATCTGAGCAACACCGTCGATAATTTCTACTTCATGTGACATTGTATTTCCCTTCACTTGTTTTCATAACTAATATAAACAATATAGCATATTGATTCGGAGTTGTCAACCCCTAATCGAAGAAGTTTCCTTCAACCCAATCAAAAGCATTAGTGATCCCAACTTGGAACCATGCGCCATCTTTAGATCCTGCAAATTTCCACAGGAGTTCTTTGTTGGCGGCTTCCATGGCACGGCTACAAGTTCCGTGCTCTTCAGTAAAGGTTACCCCATATGCGTTGAATGTATAAGTTTCCATAATATATCTCCTAAGCGAACATTGGTTGCATGTTTGAGAACACAGCATTGTAGGCATTTACTTCACTGCTATAGTACTCAAAGAATTCGTCATCATCTTCAAAAGCTACAACAGCTACTTTTCCGTTGAAGAAATCATTTTGACTTGCAACGTATTCTGTCCAACAACGATCCATAGCTTCCATACCCTCAAGAGTATCACCACGACCATGGCGTTTCATAGTGTCCCAACCTTCTTGGAAGGATACTTCGTCTTGGTAAAAATTAGGAATTCTAAACATGTAAGTCTCGCTTTCTTTGTTTCTATACCATCTTTGTACCTGATTCGATATCAGATGTCAAGCCCTATTTAATTATATTCGACAATTTGTAGAAGTTCTGTTACCAAACGCTTACCGTAGGCGGTGAACAAGATCCCTTGCTTCCAAACCCAACCTTCTACACACTGACTATTATAGAATGTCTCAGTTTGGGTCATCCAACGTAGAGCACTTTTACGATTAGGGGCACCAAGCTTCATGTATGCTTTGATGTCTTGCTCCACCTGTGCAACAGCTTTCAACTCTTGTACACGATCAAACTCAGCATTAGATGCCAACTCTTCGCAAAGCTGATCCCAACGAACTTGCTTTTCAGCAGGTGCCATTGAGTTCCAGTTATCCATGATTACACCACGAGGGCGGAAGCCATAGACTTCTTTGTGAAGATCTGAAAATACGTTATCGTCATACATGATTCTCTCCTATTTGCTTTCATAACTAATATGACACAAAGGAGTTTAGCTGTCAAGTCTTATTTTGTGGTTGCTCTAAAGATCCCATCCCAATCCTTTGGGAGATCTTGTGTCTTCATATACTCACAACGTTCAATCCAGATGTCATAATAGTCATCCATCTTGCCTTCGAACTTACCCTTCATATCTTTACAGATGTAGATAGCTTCGTCAAAGTGCTGTGTTGCATAGAAGTTGTGCATAGTGTTGTGATTGAGCATATCCACACCATGTTTGTTAAGGTCAATGTCTAATACCGTATAAATCGTTAACCCTACAGTCTTACCCTTAACGGCAAGATTGTCAAGTTGTAAATAAAAGAAATCATTTTGCGTTAGCTCGTAGGTATGGGGTCCCACAATTAATAGAACCCCATACCCTTTGCATGCGCTCTCTAGTCGAGCGGCTGTACTGACACTGTCTCCGAGGATATCATAGGAGTGTCTGGATGTAGAACCCATCTCTCCAATATAACCAAGGCCAGTATTAATGCCAGCACCCATACCGACTTGCGGTTTACCTTGTTCCATAAGTTTTTCATTAAATTTCTCCACTGCTTTTAGCATGTTTAGTCCAACCTGTACCGCAGTCTTTGGATGACTGGGATCTGGGATTGGAGCGTTGTGTATGTGCATAGTTGCGTCACCGATATATTTGATGATCATTCCGTTGGCATCTAGCACAGGTTGTGTTATTGCATCCATGTAACTGTTCATCACTGTTGTCAAACCTTTAACATCATCTCCGAACGATTCACCCAATGGGGTGAAACCTCTAAGATCAGAAAATACAATGCTTACTTTTTTCTTCCGACCTTCTTTAATTAGTTGTGGGTTCTTCTGTAGTAACTCCACAACTTCTGGTGAAGCATATCCACCGAATTGTTTCTTAATTGCTTGTTTCTCTAGGAACTCTCTAACAAACTTAATACCATATACTTGCAATGCTATGATCACAAAGACTATGGTAGGTGCTGTCACATCTATTAGCATCTTCTCTGTATTATACATGTACATTGAATATGGTATGACAGAACCGATAAGAACACCTGTCGCAATCAGTCCTACTATCATCCATTTGCTTAGTGCAATTAGAGCCAAGCCACCAATCACAATAGCAAGTAGTTCCGCCATTGGTGCCCAATCGGGACGTTGGATGTTAGTTCCATTAAACATTGTGCCTAGAACTGCCGCTTGGACTTCCCCTGCATATACAGATCCCATAGCAGTTGGGGTAGGATTGGCTATACCTGCGGCTGTCACGTCAACGATAACAACTGCACCATCAAAGTTTGGTAGATCCGTTATGGACACTCTCTTACTCTTTTGGCTCCAATCGATCCAGACACGACCTTCACTGTCAGTTGGGATAATACCGAACTGAGGGATCCTCATCTTCTCTATACCGTTGGGCTGTAATTTGATTTGAAAGCTAATGTCGCCTGCAAGAACACGTAATGTCTCAAGTGCTAGGCTAGGGTATAGTGTACCATCAACCATTGCTACGGTTGGCATACGTCTAACCACACCATCTATCTCTGGTTCTGTGCTAATGATCCCTGCACCAACAGAGTTTTGTTCTATGATTGGGACGTTAGCAATTATGCCATCGTATGGAAGAATTGCATGCAAATGCTCTGGATTGATAATAGCCGCACCAGGATTGATAGGTTCGTTCTTAGTTTTGTCTGATGGGCGTGAAGCTAGGACTACAGGATAATCGTATAGAATATCACCCATATATGCATCACCACCTAAACGATCCTCTTCTGGCATCATGATTGTCCAGACCACAAGACCCGCACCCGAATCATATAAACCTTTTATTATATCACCATAAACGTTTCTTGGAAAGGGGTATTGACCATATTTGTTTAAAGCTTCTTCATCTATCTCTGCAACATAGATGTTATTATCTACAGGCTCTTGGTTAATGATCAGTTGATCAAAATAGTTCAGTCTAATGCTTTGTACAAAGTTAGACGGATATACAAACGTATATACTAAAACTGCTAGGGTTAATATTGCCCACCAAGGACTCAATAGTTTCTTCATTAGTTACCGTTCTGGTCTATGTTAAGTGCGCAACCAGTATCAAGAAAACAAGTTCCCACAACAGAATATGTCATACTGTTAGATCCGTACTGTGTAGAGTTAATATCTGCCATTGCATTACTTCCTGTTTCAATATCTATACTCACAGAATGGTTGCCAGATCCTGTCTGAGATATATCGAAATCATGGGGTGAGCCTAACATATCGAGAAATGCGTATTTGGATGATCCTGTCTGTGTCAACAGCACGTCATTATCATCACCACTAACCATGATATCTGCTTCATGGGTATTACCATCTTGGTCTACAGTAATAGTATTGTCATCACCGTTTGCTTCTATTTTCGCACTATTGTAATCACCGTCTTGATCAATAACAATAGTTTGATCATTATCACCACCATTACCTAGTTCGCCATTTGCAAGGTTATAATTGCCATTTTGTTCAATATCAATAACACAATTATTACCATGGCAATCTAAACTTGCTGAGTTGTTATCACCTGTTTGCGACAGATTGTTTATTCCATTACCAGAACTCATCCATACCCACGCTTGATTATTGTCACCTGTTTGCGCATATGTAGTGCTTGTGTTGTTACCACTCACTTGAGCCTTACCGCCCGAACCAGTTATCTTATTGTTAGCACCATCTTGAGTGATGGTCATGTCTGTATTATCACCAACTTGCCTCACATAAACCTCATTAGACCAACTAGCGTTGCTGATAAATGTCAATAGAGTTGCCAGTGTTATCCCCCAACCTGTAGTCATATAACTCCCAATCGTTCTGTTGCAGATCTATGGTATAACCATATGCCTGATTTAATCTTAGTTGTACGAAGTTTTCTCCGCTATCATTTCTTCTAGAGAACACCCAATTAGGTGTTTGGTTTAGTAAGGAGATACCTGTCAATGGATCTAATCCGTATATATTCGCTTCCTGTCTTAGTAGCATTGCATTCTGATCGGCAAGCTCATCACTAAACAATCTCTTTAATGCCTCATTCAATTGATCTAACATATCATACAGTAAGTCTTTAAGGTAGTCTACGTCCAAGTCGAGTTCAGTAAGCCAAATTCCCTCTATTGAATCAACTAAGGCGTCATAGTCCAATCCCTCATACTGTAAAAAGTCTAACCCAAGAAAGTCTGCGGCCTGTCGTTTCTCAATTAGAATTCTACTTTGCTCTTCAAAGTATGGGTTCTTCTTACGTAGGATCAACAGTTGGTTGATCATGCTTTCATCAATGTCCAACAAAAGTGGTGGTGTTGGTTTATTGTTACTAGTTGATGCTACCGTAACTTGAAATGCTTTATTAAGTACGACAAATCCAGCATCTGTCTCGACTGTTATCTCTCCTGTGTAGCACATACCTGCGGCATCACAACTTGGAAGTAATGTGACCATACTACTACCTGTTTCATCTACAACCATAATGAAGTCTGTGCCACGAACACCAATCGTTGCAGATGGAGTTCGTATTCTTACCCTCTGTCTACTATTTTTAGCAATCTGACCACTTGCGTATCGGATTGTTCCTAAACTTGCTTTGAGACCAAGTGATCCCTTTCCAGTAGATGGGTCATAAACAAAGTCATCAATGATGAGACGTGAGTGTTCTGTTATGTCAACTCTTGTCTCATCAATGAAGTTGATAGTCATGGCAGAGTTAGCCGTAACTGCCGTATCATCCATTTGTATTCCAGTACCCTTCTCCGCACTTATTTCGGAGTTATCACGCTCAATCGCCGCACCACCTTCTTTACCTTTAAGTTGGGCAATCTCGCCAATGTTTGCATATGCCGAAGTAGACATACACACTAATAATAAAAAGTACTTTAACATCAGTCAGATTGTGTGATGTTTATAGCTTGTGTATCGCCATTTGTGTGAAGATCAATTACGTTGTCGTATATACCACTTTGGTTTATAACAACAGCATGCCCACGACCCTTTAGGTCAAGACTGATTGTGTGTCCGTTAAGATCTCCATCACCAGAAACGTCAATGTCTAATGTGCTGTTACTCGTTTCAAGACTTGCGTTCTTATCAATTGCTACTGTTATAGACGCACTTGTACCATCAACATCTGTTGTGATAACGTTTCCGCTATCGTCAACTGTGAAGTTGATTGTAGAGTTACTCGCATCTGCGGTTTCGCCAATATTGATTGTATAGTCTTGGTTGTCGCCATCGGCATCAATGTTGAGTGTCACAGTATCACAGTTACCCCCAGCGGCACTAGAACACATAAGATCGATCTCGTTATTACTACCCAATATGTCCCAAGTACCTACATAGGTACTACCAAGAATTTGTGCCGTAATGCTGTTCGAGTTACCTGTCTGTGTTATGCTGAATGTCATAGAGTCGGAAGCACCACTAACAGATCCTAAAACTACATCTTGTAGACTAGTACCTATGGTGTTGTTCTGACCGTCTTGGACAATGTCCAAATCTAAAGTGTCGCCAACCTGTGTTATGTATATGTCGTTTGCATTAATCGGTGTCAGTGGTATACAAAGTGCGCATACCAATAGTATAAACTTTGATGAATACTTCATTGTTCTTTCCTATCATCCGCCAGTCTTTGGATCTACCAAAAACTTCCAGAATTGTCTGTTTTTCCCTTCGTTAATAAGTTCAATAACGCCAGCTTCTATTGCTGATCTGACTGCATAATTAACTGGTTCATTCAAACTATAACCAGTTTCCGCTTCAACTAACTTAGTTCCCATATCAAAGAACTTGAACATATCTGCACCTGTTTGGTGACTTGCTATGTTCTTTTCAGTAGCAACACTCAGTAATACCTTACCTGTGTTAACACTAACTAATCTCATGACTATTGTGACGGTATCAACTCTATATTGTTGTTGAACACCAAGACCAAGATACTTTGCACCTGATCCACCTGTAGCCACACTTGAGTCATAACCAACAATGCCACCCTCAAGAATGAGACCAGCAAATACCATTGGCTTTAGAGGCGTAGGTCCGTCTGCGAGGTTCTTCTCATAGACTTCTCTTGTGTTTCTAACAAGCTGTCTCTCTCTGATTAAATTGTCAAGACCAACTCGTTCAACAACCTCAAACCATGTTCCGTGACCAACATCTTGTAATGCTTTGATCACCCATACTTCCGCACCTTGAGTAACGGCACTACTTAAACTTGCACCCCCACCGCTAGGCTTTCTCTGTCCTGTCATATCCTTAAACTGATAAACAGCAATGGTCATAATCTTACCATCCATCTGAGGATAGTCGGAAATATCATTAGGAGAAACCTGTACCACAGGCTCTTGTCCTATAGGATACTGCGAAGGATCCACACAACCTGCAAGTAATGCTATTATCGTTATCAAAGCAAAACGCATCAGAAGTTAAACTCCCCTGATCCTGGAATAGTAATGGTTGTAGTACCATCGTCATTTGTTATGACTAAGGTGATAGATCCTGTAGTAGAATCTTTAGACCACTCAATCGTACTTCCCTCAATCTCTGTAGATCCGCTACTAGCGCAATCATCTCCTGTACACTCCGCAAACATGGAGTCAACCATCTGTTTACTCAGTGTCGCATATATTCTACTCTCAAGGTTCTTAATAAATTTGTTTAATGTAGTATTCTCTAGCTCACGCTCAATGCGATTAGCTTCCGCTCTCATTTCGTCTTTTCGGTCTTTATTCCTATTGAACAGTAATTGCTCAGTAGATAGTGCATGGGACGAATATCCTTGCCCACTAAAGGAAGGGTTCTTAAAAGTAAAAGTTAACTCCGCATTACTTTGTGTTGGGAGTAACACCAAAGCTATTAGGCTTAGGATCATCTTCTTTTTCATCGGCTTGACCTGTTGAGTTGTGTGTTTCGCTCGTCGATTGGAACTTAGCAACTTCATTATCCATGCCACGATGTTCCAACACCATCGAAAGCTTACTGTTTAATCTTATCATATCATTATCAAGCATACGAACTCTATCGACCAACCGTATCAGAGTCATCATAGTTTCGCCAATAACAGGGTCAATAGTTTCCGTAACCCACTTCCATATAAAGTAGATAAAGTAACCCATGCCAACAGAGGCAACGACAGGAAAGCCGTATTCACTTATAGCTTGGGTTACACTATCCATCCTAGTCCTTATTCTCATAAATTATAGAAGCATATGATTGATCATCAATAGCTTCATTATGAATATTACCGTGTATACTGCCAACATTCTCAAAGTATCCGTTAGGACCTACTCTGAACATATCACCAATTTCGAGTTTCACATCATCAATAACGAAGAACTTATCATCTGTGTTCTTTCCATTGAGAATCCGAAACCCATTACTAAACTTAGATAGTACCAAGTCTTTCCAAATCATTTAATCTCTCCTTGCGTCTTCCTTACCTTCGTTAGCCGCAATACGGTCAATATTAGGTTTGACATTTAGAGCATAACTAAGTAAGGCATCAATTTTCACTAAATCGTTGTTCATTGTCTGCACCCTATTGTCAAGGGAACCGATTATACTTCTAAGAGTTGTTACAGATTCTGTAACACTCGCTAGGATAAACCTCAATGTGATAAACACGAACACCCCTGCGGCCATTGCCCCAGCTATCGGAAATCCCACTTTATCTATTATTGCAAATATATCCATACACCTATTTATACAAAAAGAAAGGGGAACCCGAAGATTCCCCTTTACATCGTTCTCTAACCGTAGAGTTCATCGGATGTGTTAGGCCATCACACCATTCGTATTAGAATGAAAAGGACAAATTCAAGGAAGGTGAATATTGTTCGCTATTCATGTCGTAGTTAAGCTTGCTTTCGATAGAAGCGGCATCACTAAGACCAATTAGATAAGAACCACCAAGGTTCTGTGTCAGGTCATTTTCGTCACCGTTCAAGTAACCTGTGATACCAAGCAATGTTGTTGAGCCTTCGTATGCCCATACATCGTTTGCGTATGTCATTACGGTATCAACAGATTGGTCCTTGATCTCAAGACCAAAACCCACACCAACAGCAATATCTTTAGTGTTGATGTTATAGTCGGCAGAAGTAGATGCTGTAATACCACCAAGTTCTAGTTGGTAAGCACCTTGCAAACTTGCAATGTCTGTTACGTCTGTACCGATATCAGTAAATGCGAGACCTACACTTACACCAGACCAAGCGGCTTGCAATGATGTTCCCATAGACGGATCTGCAAGTGGGCTATTTGCGGCAGAAGCTTCACCTTCTACGAAAAGGTTTCCTTGTTTACCAAAAGACAGACTAGCTGAACCAACTGCGTGGCCTACGTTCCAGTCGCCTACTGCTAGTTTGTCGTCTGCACCAGCAACTACTTCGACGCCACCAAAGGCATCGCCTACGGCAGTCACATCAAAAGCGATTTTCTTTGTGGCGATATACTTACCCGCAGTGTTTTCTGTGATGTCAATGTCAGCATCTACGGCGATATCCGCACCAAATGCACTTGTTGACATAGCAATCATTGCTAGAGAAGAGATTAATAGTTTCATGTTCTTGTTATTCCTTGTTAATTGTTAGTACGACTTTTCTGTTGCTAGGTAAGTCGCCAACCCCCTTAAATTAGGCCGCTAGGCGCAATTCAGAAGGAGCAAAGTTATTGTTTGCATTTAGTAGTTTTGACCAATTACGCAGTCACCCGATAAACTCCACGTTCACTTTCACACCTGTCGATCCTAGTTCGCCCCCATCAAAAGCACATCATCTTCAACCCTCGTGAGGTCTGTGTCTCTGCAAAAACACCTTATTGCAGTAAGGCGTAATGTGCTTGTGGTGGAGGCGTTGGGTACTGCCCCCAAGTCCAGAATGTGTCCACGTTGCTTCAACGTCTACAAGTTATATAGTATCACAGACCACCTAAAGTGTCAACAGTCTGCGACATTGATTTAATGTTGTGATATATATCACACAGGAGCGGCATACGTCTGTTCTAGTTCAACAGGTTGTGGTTCGTTGTAATCTACTTCGAACCCACCCTTATCAAACTTAGGCGGTGGCGCATTCATCTTCATTAGATGAGACACACCACCATGCAACTGTTCCATCAAGTTACGAGTGTTAAACTGCAACTCTTCAAGATCTCCATTGTTGTCGATAGTAAAGTCTGCCATCCACTGTTTAAGGCTCATGCTGTCATCGCCTTCACTAGGCAAATGATCTGAGCGATCAATCCAAATACAGAAGTCATAAACACCTGTATTCTGCATAGCAAAGAACTCACGTTTGTTACGTAGTCCACAGTAGATATCATACTCAGCAAACATTTGGCGACCTAATCGTGCGGCATCCGTCTTGTTGTATGCACAGATTGCATCATACCATTCAGCACGATGATTGTGTCGATCTGCATAACACTCTTCAATATCTTTATAACCATATTTTGGCTTTAACATATCATAGATGAAGTGTTTACAACAAAAGTGACTACTGCTTTCAAATGTATAGTCCATATTGTCTCTGAGCATTTCACACACGGTATCTTTACCATGCCTTCCATGCCCAATGATTAGTAGTTTTAGTTTAGGTAGTTCTGGTGCTGTTTCCATAATGATTATTTCGCTTTGTAAAAGATGTGGGTTCCGATTGTTGTTGTTTTATTCATGTATTCTTCAGTAGCCCAATTAGGACTTACGTAGTCTGCGTGGTAGTGGTCTGCACCACCAGTATTGTCTTCAACACGTTCTCTCAACACATCGTCGGCAATGAGTTTAGCCTTGTGATATGCATAAAGATCCTTGGGACTATGATCATCTATCTGCCATGTCCAAGAGAATTGTTTACGAGCGTATACAACTTCGCATACGGTGTTGCCATGTTTAGAGGAATCCACACGGTTCATAGTAACATGAGCCACTGCGTACTGTCCCTCTTCAGATTCGCCACGTGCTTCGTGATACACATTTAATGCCAAGCATTCCTTAGCTTCTGCGTATTCTTTAGTAACGATGGTTATACATGCGCCCAACGAAAGCATCATTGCCATCGTCAGGCCACCTGATAGAATGTTTCTGATACGTATCATAAGTACCCCTGTAATTCGCCTCATAAGTACCCCTAATATACTTCTGTTTTTACGACTTGTCAATGACTAAATGTATTCTTTTTCAAGTTTCTTGATACCCAAAGACCAGTTTTCTGCGGCATCTTGGATATATCGGATAGAATGGTTTGGAAAGTGTTCTGTGTAAAACATCTTGTCGTTACTATCAAAGTACTTAATGTAACCTCTTTCGGTTTTATAATCGAAATGAACTTCACATTTGCCCTTTCCATCTTCAGCTTTGTAGGTTTCGAGTTTTCTACCCATCTTGAACGAACTCCTTTGTCATTGGAAATATCTTTGAGATCTCGACGGCAATGGCACGTGCCAGTTCCATATGTTCTAGTTGAGTTCCGTTGCCGCTTCTCAGTTCTATATAGTGTATCCAAGAACGCAAGGTTGCGTTTGCAAACAGACGAGATACAGTATTTCCTTCGGGTAGGACAGATCTCGCTTGTTCCTTTGCAATGCCCATTGAGATTGCCCAGTTATATGCCAACTTAGCTTCGTGGATGATCTGATCTTGTTTCATTCTCCATGCTCTAGCAAGTTCTTTATCCGTATTAGGCACGGAGTTCTGTCGGTTCTTAGTATCTTGCATACGTGCTTCTCGAACAACAAATGCCTGTTTCATATCTTGAGGATCTGCATAGCGTTGCGAAAACTCTTGAAAAGACATTGAACGGTGGCGCAACAGTTGACGTGCGATATCACGAGTTGTTTCCACACCAAGTGTACACGACACCATCTCCAACGGTGACCAATGTTTATGCTTAACCAAATATCGGATAAGCTTATCGGCAGTTTCCGTGTTCATTTCATTGGCTGGGTTTGATACCCTAGCACAATAACTAATAAGATCTTGAGCATCTTTGATACCCCCCTCAAACAGTTCTTTTGAGGGTTGAGGTGTTACTACTGTCCATACTTTCATCGTATCATTCCATCTTGAAGTTATTGAATTTCTCTTGTGCGGTGGTATTATCGAATACAGGAATATCCTTCATCAGACCTTCAGTCGGATCCCCTTCGGCATCCATCAGTCTCATTCGTGATCTATCTATACCCACAACAAACCGCTTATTAGTACTAACGTCATTATATCGGTTCTTAAGCTGTTTAACCATAACTTGACCAACAGCATCTAATTCCTCAGTTGCTATCAAAGCAACCATCAGGTCTGCCGTAGCGGGTAATCCAAAAGACTCACTCGTGTCTTCAAGCCCAACATCCGAGTTACCAAAACCAGAACGTGTCGTTTGCGTTGCAGTGAAGAGCGGGAGATCGAATTCCACCGCCAGTCCACGAAGTTCTTCTGCAATCGCCTTAATGTAAGTATAAGAATTAATTGATCCCCCCATTGCTTTCATACGTGAAGAAGAACAGATGTTCAGATAATCAATAAAGATGATATCTGGCTTGAACTTCTTCTTTAGCTTTAATTCATTTAGTAGTGCTCTAAAGTGTCCTGCGTGTGCAGAACCTGTTGGATACTCTTTAACAATAAGCTTACCACAGTTGCCTTTACGAAGACGTGCAATCTTTTCAGAGTATGCATCACGAGACAGTGTGTCTAGTTCGTTAATAGGAACGTTTAGAATATTTGCATCAACACGTTCCGCAATACGTTCTTCGCTCATCTCCATTGTGATATAGAGAACGTTCTTACCTTGCTCCATAGCGGCACCAGCAATGTGACACATGGCAAGAGATTTACCAACGCCTGTACCTGCAAGGATAACGTTTAGAGACTTGTTAGGAATACCACCTTTAGTGATTGTATTTAGCATCTCAATATCGAAAGGCATTTTCTCTTCATCAGCGTGATAGAAGTCGAAACGCTTATCGAAGTCTTCAATATAGTCGTGACCAATGTTGGCATCAAAGCTAACACTTAAAGCATCAGACAACAGATCAGGCAAAGCATTCTTAGTCAGGGATTGGTGCTTACCATCAATGATGCTAATACCTTCCATGATTGCATTATGAACCGCACGATCTTGACACCACTTCTCAGTCTTATCAACTAGCCATTCCATGTCGATCTCTTCAATCTTGAAGATTTCTGGTAGTAGCTGAACCGCTTCATTGTATACGGCATCAGATAATCCAGAAGCTTCATCAAGTTCGATCTTGAATGACTCTAGGGTGGGAAGCCTGTTGTACTTGCCAACAAACTTCCCTACTTCTAGAAACAGCTTAGAATATACACTCCCGAAGTATTCGGGCTTGATAAAAGGTAGTACCTTGCGCATGTAGTTTTCGTCAACCAATATGTTGCGAAGTATTACCTGATCTATATTCATTTTGATTCCCTTGTTTCTACCGATTCATCTTTAATTGAGTTTACTAATACTGCCGATAATACATCACCTACGACTAATTGTAAAGCAGTATCTTCGGGTTCTAGATCAGGATCTGGTGTAGATATGATATCAAAGTTGAACGACATCATTGGCTCTTCATTTTCGCCACTAACCTTCAACTCACCGAAAGCAAATACAGTTTCTACGAAATCGCCTGTCATGATACGAATACACCAGTTTTCCTCTTCCCCAGGAACCATCTCATAATCTACATTCTCTTCGGGTAGTTCCCTATCGAACTGTTCATCGTATTTCATTACTCTTCCTCTATTAACTTATCGAAGTCGATATTACTCTTGTAACCGATAGTGAAGGTCTGTTTGATAAAGTCTTTGAAGTCTGTCTCTGCCATGATACGTGTCCAGAACTCTTCTTTGAGCGCATCTGCCGCACGTGACTTAGATGTAAGAACTTCACCAGTTTCTGGATTAATACCCTCATACCAACCAATAGTTGGTTTACGAACAAATCCACCTGCAAGAGCAACCTCTAACAACCCACTATACTTCTCAACTCCACCTTCCCATGATACTGAGATAGGGATCTTAGACTTCTCTTTAACAGAACGAGACTTCTCAATATTGATAACAAAGTCATACCCTGTAATATTTACACCAGTCTTAACTTGTCTACGACCAAGGATCCAGATATCATTAGCAGAGTAGTAAATACCTGTACCACCAGACACAACTGCTTTAGAGAACATCTCTTGAGTTTGATATGTGTGGTTAACAGCCAACAATGGGATATCCTTCATAGCCAAGTATGGTGTACACATACGGAACAAACTCTTAAGTTGTTTGGCACGTGTCATATCACCTACAGACTTTTCGGATACTGCGTCATCCTTTTCCTTCTTGGATGCAAGGTTGCCGATAGAATCGATAACAACGACAACATTATCTTTCTTATCCATGCCCTCTAGTTGTGAGATCAAATCAAACTTGAGTTCTTCGATATCAGTAATAGGTGTGTGTAGTACACGAGATGTGTCGATACCAAACTGTTCGAAGTAACTTTGTGGGGATCCAAACTCGCTGTCATAAAACAATAGAACAGCATCTTTGTTGGCATCAAGATATGCCCCTGCCATAAGCAAGGCAAACGATGTCTTAAAGTGCTTAGATGGTCCTGCCAGAACTGTCAATCCCGGAGATAGACCCCCATCCACAGATCCAGACAAAGCAACATTGACCATAGGAACCGATGTTGGAACCATGACCTTGTTGTTGAAGAAGTCCGATTCAGAAAGCACTTCCGTGGCCTTCAGCTTCGTGTTCTTCTTGAGTTTATCCATTATACTCATTTAGTCTTCCTTTCATTGCAAACACGTTCTCGTAGATCACTCGTAGAGAACCTATGTGTTCGACTGTTATAATATGTTTCGATCCCCAACTGTCGAGCAAGCTCTTTACCAGTAAAGTCTCTATTCTTATATTCGTCACCAAGTATGCGAACATTAATTGGATACATGTTAATTATATCAATTAAATCTGATTCTGTACAGTAGATAATGACCTCATCAACATATTCAATAGCTTCAAGTTGTGCTTGTCTTTCTACAATGCTTTGTATAGGACTATTCTTCTCATTACGATCAACAGAGGGATCAATCTGCAAGGCACAGATTAGCCAATCACATTGTGACTTAGCCTCACGCAACATCATCACATGACCTGCATGCAATAAATCAAATGTAGAGGCAGTTAGCCCCACACGTTTAGTTGACATTATAGTATTCCTTATACCACCCTACAAACTTAGCAACCCCATCTTTCATAGGTGTAGTCGGATTATACCCCAATTTCTTAAGTTTGTCAATAGACGCCCAAGTGTCTTTTGCATCTGCTTTGTGCATTGGGACTGGATTACGAATTGCCTTGCGTCCCAAGTTATACTCAATAGCATCAACAAAATCGGTTAGTGGGATACGTTTACCATATGCAATGTTAAAGACTTCGTTGTAATGTTCCTCATGATTAGGATGTAATCCCTGAGCGTGTGTGTGCTTCAACGTAATCATGATACCTTGTACAACATCATCAATGTAAGTGAAGTCTCTTGACATATCACCGTAGTTATACAAATCAATACGATCCTCATCAATGATCTTGGTGGTGAAATCGAATAGTGCCATATCGGGGCGACCCCAAGGACCGTAAACCGTAAAGAACCTAAGTCCTACTGTATTGCGAATTGGACTAGACATAAACTGCGCTTCATTAGCGGCTTTAGTAAATGAGTATGGATTGAGTGCACGTGGTAGCTTTTCGTATTCATCTTGTGGCATAGGATTACCTGCCATAACCGAAGACGAAGATGCGTACACAATGTTCTCAATACCTGCTTCCTCACAGGCTGTGATCAAGTTCTGCGAACCTGTCATGTTATTATCAATGTATTGCTGTGGATTATTAAGAGAATGTCTAACCCCAGCATATGCCGCTAGGTGCATTACGATGTCGGGGTATTCTCCCATGATGAAATCAGTGATACTATCCAGATCTTTGAGATCCATATAGGATGTCTCTACACCACGCATTCTTAGATTGTTTGCTCTAGCATTCTTTAGAGAAACATCATAATAGTGGTTGAAGTTATCAAATCCTACAACTTCATGTCCATCGTCTAGTAGCGAGTTGGCAAGGTGATATCCTATAAACCCTGCCATTCCTGTGATCATTACTTTCATATCCATCTCCTTTAATGCATTATAGCATATCTAGGAAACGTTGTAAACCACTTTCTGCTCTTTTTCTCTATCATCCAGTTCGTATTGTGAACGGATCTTGTTATTCTCTTTAATCACTAGATCAAGTATTGACATTGTTCCGCTACCAAATGCACTGAATGCATTAGTATCTTTAGGGAAGCAAGCACCACCAAAACCAAAACGACCATCTTCACCAGGAACCACAGTATGGGAAGAATTAATCCTCTCATCAGCACCAATAGCACTAATAACAGTATCGTAATCAGAACCATTTCCATCAATCAACTCCTTAAATTGGTTGAACCACATAACCTTTGTGGCAAGAAACGAATTAACCCCATACTTAACAAACGATGCATCTTGTGCAGTCATCTTGTGTACTGGACACGGTTTACATTTACTCGATTCTTTATATAACTTGTGTAGATCATCGGTTGACTGATCAGATCCACCAAAGATGTGCATAGGCGGATTAACAAAGTCGTGTAGTGCGTTTCGTTCTGTGAGGAACTCAGGATTGTAGACCACCCTGTCAAACATACCAGACAACTGTTTAACTATACTTGGAATGACTGTAGACTTAATAATGATAAGTCCGTTTGTTATCAAAGCAAGTTTAGTAACCACACTTATAACTGTTGAGGCGTCAATAGATCCGTCTTCACCAAATGGTGTTGGTACGCAAACAAATGATGCATCCGTATCAGGATCCACATCATCAACATCTGTACCTAAATTAGGATCTATTAACTGCAATTTGTTATCCTTGTAGGTAAAGCCATGTTCAACAGCTTTACCCACAAATCCATAACCAACCACTGCAATACGCATATTACCCACCACCTTGAAAACCAACCTTTACTCTATACCACACTTTCTGATGGAAGATCTTGGCCTTTAATTCCTCAATTTCACTTGTCTCAAAGCCCACTGCACCCATTCTATGGTGTTGCAGTAGAGCTAGAGCCTCATCAATTAGCGCAATATCATTCACGCTTAATTCAAATTTAGTATTGGGTTTAGCCATGCCCTACAGTTTCTCTTTTAATATCTTGATGATTGAATTCTGCCCAATACAATTCAAAGGCAACACCTTCTTCAAGACATTCAAACTGATGATACACCCCAGGCTTTACCTTAGTGTACATCCCAGGATCTAGAATAGTCTCGTCAACAAGATCATAATCATTCTGCCAAACACGAATGAGCATACGCCCACTCTCGACATAGAAACCATTCCATTTGAATTCGTGGAGATGCTTAGAGCATACTCCACCCTTATTCATTTCAATACGATGAAACTCTAAAGCACCATTTGCTTCTACAAGTTCCGTATTTCCCCATACTTTTCCAGCTACTGTCATTTAATATCCATTCGGTACTAGGACGTAATGTATCATAAGGACAATTCCCAACGAAGCACCAAGCCCAACCATCATCTTCAAGAAGTCTTTACCTATTAATGGAAACACTGTCTTGAGTTTTCCCTTACCTGTATATGTAGCCATTGCTAACTCACGTCCACATAAGAGACCTACAAACACCCATGTTGTTGACATAGGAATATCATTCAACTCTTTAAAGAAGAATAGAATTGCCCAATAGACTGCATCGATAATAGTAGCAGAACGTACATAACGTGTGTTGTGCTTCTCAATAACAATCTGTTGGATCTTACCACCACCTTCACGTAGCATGAATGCCAAACCACCAACAAAGACTACACTAATCATAATCATCAATGGAACGTCAAGTTGTCTTGGAAGGAACACTGCGATATTAGCTACATCATGAGACAACCAAGTAAACCATAGGAAACCTGTTGTAACCCATTGACCAACTCGCCAATACGCTTTGTGCTCTTCTTTGACTGGTTTAGCTTCATCCAGAAGCCGACTTACGATCATCCAGATTGCATAAGCGGCAACTGCGGCAACAGCATAACCCATCATAGATTTCATTAGCATTTTCTCTAACACGAATGTAGAAGCAAATGCCGATAGAACCAAGAATGATGTGGATACTGGAACCCCCACTCTGGTCAATAGTAAAAGTACTGCTGGTGCCATTGCATGATACCACTGTACTTCTTGAAACGGAATCTTATTAAGTCTTCCATAACTAATATCACCACCATTCGTATACCAACCATACCAAAGAGTATAGAGTAGTACACCAGAAGCGGCTAACCACATAGTCTTCCAACTAAATCTTTCGTTATTACTTGCAATCCATGTACCCAAAGTCTGTACCGAATCGTTTGCTATTACTGAGTAAGCGGCGAATATAAATCCTACCACCATCCATATCGTCAATGCATCCATTTTATATCCTCTTTCTTCTCCACTTGTTAGCATCCTTTGGTGTATTTATTTCTATACCATTCCAGTCAACAGGATGACAACCAATTGTTGTGCCCATATGCATCCATCTAAGTTGCTCCAAACCGTGTTCAATCTCCATGGCACAAGGTGTCGTACCATAGAATTGCAATGCTTCTCTACTATATCCGTATACACCTAAGTGGTGCTCATCTAATAGTAAAGTACGAGTAAACGATTTGGCTGTATTGGTTTTAACATCTCTGTCAACCTTAACACAATTAGGATCTCGACTTGGATTCTTAGCACACACTGTGGTCACGTCATATGTATTCAATCCTTTGAGGATCATATCGATCACATCCACAGTAACGTCTGGCATATCTCCTTGAACATTAATAAAGCGATTATACTTATGAAAGAACCCATTGTCAATAGCCCCTGCACATCTTTCTGTGCCATTATTATAAGGGGTTTCATCTATCCAACAATACCTAGATCCAAACAGTTCAAAGATCCGCATATCATCTGTGAGCACAAACGTGTCTAGTCCAGACTTTGTGCACTCATCAAACACACGTTTGATCATAGGCTTTCCATCAAGATCTACTAATGGCTTACCTTCGTATCTAGTAGATCCCCATCTAGCGGGAATAAGAATAGCGGTAGATATCATAGACTATATCCTTAAAGTTTTTTAGATACACCATATTAGCACCATCACTTGGTGCGCTTGGCGGATCCTTATGTACCTCTAAAAAGAAGTTGTTAACGCCCAAAGCAGAGGCAGAACGAGTAAGACCTGCAACGTAATCACGATTACCACCAGACGATTTACCGAGTGCACTAGGCTTTTGTACTGAGTGCGTTGCATCAAATACCAACGGTACATCGTAGTTATCAAGCATGTACTGAATACCATTAAAATCGACCACAAGATTGTTATAACCAAAACAAACACCTCTCTCTGTAATCCATACTTCTTTAGCTCCTTCTGTTTTGGATAGCACACCAGATATATCCCAAGGTGCCATAAATTGACTTTTCTTGATATTCACGATACAGTCTGTTTCACATGCGACCTTAATAAGATCTGTTTGTCTTGCTAGGAATGCTGGAATTTGCAATACATCAACAGTACCCTTTACTCTATTAATCTCCCCTGTTGTGTGAACATCAGTAAGGATCTGAAGATTAGGAAGTTCTTTCCGCATCTCCCTAAAGGCTTTAAGTGTCTTATCTATACCAAGACCACGAACTCCACTCTCATGACTTCGGTTAGCCTTATCATAACTCGCTTTGAATATGTAATCGAACCCAAAGCTTCGACACACACTTTCACACTCAGCCGCAATTTCCATGGACTGTTCAAAGCTTTCGTGTTGACAAGGACCTGCAATGATCCGTGTCATTTACCCTTCTTTCTCATACGACGAAGTTTGGCATAAAGACTTTTAGTCTTACCCTCAATAATCCCCTTAATCACGGAACGGCGTACACGAGCGGTACGATCCTTTGCAATACGTTGTGCCTTCATTATATAACTCCATTTTTGTATATATATTCCAATGCCCGATCTGCTTCAACTTGCAGTGGACGGTTGTTATACCAGTTTCCATTCTCTGCATCAAACTGAGAACACATCTCTGCAATCTGATCAGACGTTATAGGATAACCACGATAGCTTGCATTCCCTGCCGTCTTAACCATTATAGCATACATCTTAGAATACCAACCAGTCTCACTGATCGAAGCGTATTCGATTGCTAGGTTCTTAGGCCAGAATGGGCAGTCACGATAACCTGTCCAAGTATACTGAGTATTGTTTAGTTTTGATTTGCGGTGCTCTAGCACGGCGACTTGCATCTCTGGTGAGAGACGGTCTATAAAGTTCTTACTATCACGACTTTTGTCATATGGGTGTGATGCTAGAAGAGCATCGACATCAATAGGCCGACCAGTATTAACATAAAAGAAGCTGTTAGCGTTAGGGTAGTCAGCTGGTATGTAATACATACGAGACATGTCCTTAGTCTGTGCATCTCCAATTGAACCAAGCCACTTGTTGAGGGCATACCAGAAGTGATGAATTCTAGATTGCTCAACCTCTGTTTCAAGATCGAATACAATGCGAAACTTAGGATGTACGTCCGTGCTACTAGCAGTGCTATAAACAACGTAATTATAATCACCGTACTTAGAAGCAAGCTCATGTTCTAGGTTCCCTTCGAAGACATGATCATCAACATCAACAGCACCCCAACATCCCCAAGACAGGACATTTTTGTTCGCTCTAGTTGTACCAGATGTATAAACAGCTGGTGATATAAGTTCTGCATGCTTTTTCCCTTCGGATGGTGTCGTTGACAGCTTCCGCAATAGTTCAACAAACTCAGGCCAAGTTTGGAAGTCAATCCGCTTGTCTGTTTTGTTATCATACTGATTCTTGAATACTGTCAACGAGTACATATTATATCCTTATCTATACGTTAGTATAACACATCCTATTCTGTTTGTAAAGACTTTTCATAAGACATCTCATGGGGCAGTGGTTGCATATCACCCTCTTTAACAAAGACACCATCAATCATCTTGCCTTTACGATCTTTGATATCATCATAAGCAACCTGTAGACACTCTTCCATAGTCAACTCATTACGTGTCATGATGTTGATAAGAACAACCATCATATCACCAATGTCATCACGAATGTCTTGACCCTTGCAGATGTTATCAGACAACTCCCCTGCTTCTTGGATCAATTTCATATATTGATCTTTATCGGTACTACCCTCAATCAAGTTGCGATCATGGTGCCATTGCGCAATCTTATCGACTAGATTGTTTGTAGATGATTTCCAAATAGACATTAAACAATTCCTTTTAATACTTCGTAGGTATTTTCCCACGACTTTACTGCATGTACCACACTCTGTGGCCTACTACTTACCGCTACCGCAATATCATGGTCATTACCACCTAGCGCAGTCTTGTCTCCAAAGAAGACTATCTCTCCTTCAAAATCTGGTAGGATCTGAGCCTTACCACATCCTACAGGGGTGATATCCAATCCAGTGTCACCAGCTACTGTAGCTTGAATGTGACCCTTGAATCTATAGTTGAACTCGTCAGCAATTGCTTTACGTTCATTAGTCATCTCATCATACCAAACATAGTCTTGGCGTTGATAAGGTCCTGCACCACGACCAACCACACTGAAGTTACACAACCCAGGACGGTGATCAAAATGCTTACCTGTCCTAACACTATACAACGATCCATGCAATCTGTCAAGCAAGAACAGGTTGGCTTCGTTAGTCAGTTTCCAATCATTTGTTTTGATACCAACTCCCTTATTATAGACATCATTACCAGAACACTGATAGACTTTTAGTTTCTCCCATAGGTCAAAGCCAATCTGATCTATGGTCATTTCCTTTGGAGATCCTGTGACCAATGTTGTATTATGGGTAGCAATCCAATTAGTAAAGAATTCTAGGAACTCCTTATCCATCTTAGATCTACTAGGTGTAAGCGTTCCGTCTACGTCAAATATGTAATTCATACAAAAAAGTCCTCTAATGTCATTGTGTCTTCGTGTCTCCAACCAATCGCAGATAAGATAGGCTCTAGGGGATCTAGGAACGTCTTCTCAAACTGCTTTTCATAATCGATGTACTTATGTAGAGCCATCTCTTGAGGTAGATATTGTGGAAACGCCAAAACGTTCTCTTTGAGTGGGTTGGGTAGACGCATGTATGCAAACTTGATCTTCTCGCCATTCTGGATTAACCCATAACGCTTGTTCAGCGAAAGACGTTTGATCTCGTTGTTATAAACCAACGCACCACGAACATGAATAGGACAACCTTTTGCATAAGGCTTATTCTTGTTCTGAGTGCTTGGAACTGCTACCCACTTATCGACATCGCTCACCCCACGAGGGAATGATACCGCTTCGGGTCCTAGAGTGTTAAACTCTTTACGGAATTCCGAAATGTACTGTTGAGTTGTTTGCTCAGTACCGTTGATGATTACATGAAAGATCTCTTTAAGTTTGGTTCGAACTACCATAGGCGTAGAAGATTTGATAGCTTCAATACCCATGATCTTAAGCTTAGGTTCTGTGTACTGCACACCTTCGTTGTTATGAACATTCAAGATGTACCGCTTCTTGGCAGTCCAAATACCACGGTCTGCAATCGCTTCACGCTCCATGTCCATACGGTTTGTAAGGGCATTCATGTGAGTAAACAACTCGGCGTATGAAATCTCTAGCTTCTTAACAAAATGCTCTTCACAGATCTTATCCAATCCTTTGACAGGATCTTTGAGATCTAGCCTATTGACGAGATCAGCAAACGAGACATACAAAGAGTCAGTATCAATCGCAATCACATAGTCTTTATCTTTTGTTTTGAGAATAGAATTCATCTCTTTGTTTACGGCTTTCTCTGCCCATAGAATGGACAACTGACCAGACAACGTAATGCCTTCTGCCAAACGCAAATCGTAGTAACGGAAGTAGCGGTTGCCTAACGCACCATACAAAGAGTTCAATAGGATCTTAATAGCCATCTGTTGGTTCTCAAGGTTATTGATCAACTTCTCATCTTCGATAGAGCCTGTCTTCTCGAAACGCTTCTTGGCTTCGATCATCTTACCCTTAACGGCTTTACGTTCCGCATAGTAATCTACAATGATCTTTGGTAGGATGCCTTGCTTGTCTTTACGATATTGCGAACCGTTAGCCGCAACTGAATACTCGCTATTAGCTGGGGATCCATTCAAGTAACGTTCCACACCACCTTCTACCATACCAGGCATTAGTGTCTCAGGTGACATGTTGTATTGGACAATCAGGTTAGGATAGAGTGACGCAAGGTCAAATGATACAACCCAATCATGAGCACCAACCATAGGATCTTTAACATACCCACCCGGATATGACATCTTAGGGTGATCTTGAACAGGCGGAACAATGATATTGTCTTGAGCCAACTTACGATAAATGATGCTATCCCAAATGGCTGTAGTGCCGAATGTGTCAGATACGTTCACACCACCACGATATGTCATAGTCAGAACTAGAGCAATCAAGCCCATCTTCTCATCAATACGCTCCACAACTTGAACATCACGGATGTTATAGTCGATGAACTTTTGATAGTCATTCTTGTACAACTCGTGCAATGATCCATGCTCTTCATAGGACAACTTGCGCTCACCTAAAACTGTGTGTGCAATATGGTCTAGGGCATAGGACTCTTGTGTGCCGTATGAGTAACCAAACTTCTTGAACAACTCCATGTAGTCGGCTTGTTGGATACCAACCAAATCATAGTATTGGTGCTCACGCCCCATGATGGTCTTGTTACGGTCATTAACCATATTCCAAGGAGACATCCGCTTAACTGCCGTAGGAGATCCGATACGAGCCAAACGATTAATCAAGTAAGGCACGTCAAAGAACTTGATGTTCCAACCTGTAATAATGTCAGGTGGGTTCTTCTCCCAATAGGTTAAGAACTTAGTAAGTAGTTCCTCTTCACTAGCACACTTGGTGTATTGTATGAGGTCACTGCCCATGTTCAATTCTGTCTTCTCATAGTCATAGTCACCAAGACCCCACACATGGTAGACTTGAGACTTACTTGATTTCAAAGCAATTGAGATAACAGGGAATAGCGCATCTTCTGGTTTAGGGAATCCTTCATCAGAAGCAACCTCAATATCAAAGTTTACTACGTTTACATGCTCTTTCTTGAACTTGATATCATTAGGGAAACGTTCAGTAACGAACTGTGCAATGAAGTTGGTGTTACCATAGATCTTGAAAGACTCAAGATCCTTGTACTTGTCACGAAAGTCCATAGCCTCTTTCATAGATCCAAAGTTCATAGGAGCTAGAGGCCAACCATCTAAACCACGACAAGGTGGGTTATCACGATCTTGAGATGTAATGTATAGGGTTGGTTGGAACTTGATCCGCTTGGTAATCGCAGATCCATTATCGTTATAGCCACGATATAAGAGCGTGTTGCCGTATTTGTTGATAGACGTATAGAACGACATATTTACTCCTTCAAGTTTGTTAGCTCATTATAATACAAATATGGGATAATGTCAAACCCCAAATGGTAAAGGGGGGCAATTAATGCCCCCCCTTATATTTAAAGATCTTTGGTATCTGTCATCATTAGATACTTAGCTTCTTCATGGTAGCCCATTCTAGCCAATTCGGATGCGGCACGAGCCTTACCTACGGATAGAAAGAAGCTGTTAAATCCGCTAAACAACCCACTAAGTGGTGCGTTAACGTAGTTCAAGATTGCAGTAGCCATTACACTGAACCTTTCAAGTTAGGATTTACTTCTTTGATGAATTCATCGCTAAAGTTAATTCGTTCACTTAAATGTCCTACACTGCCATTGGCAATGCTGTAAATGTCACCTCTACATAGACCGATATCATTTAGGTCTTTTGTAGATAGTTTGTTCAACTCTTTAATAGTTTCACGAACTAATGATGCATGTCTGTGGTGTGCATAAAGCGATCTGAACGCTTCAAAGATTGTTTCGATTGCCCGAACCGAAAAGCTATGGGCTGTTAGTATGTGTTGCATTGTTAGGTTTATCCTCTGAACCAATATTGATTTTTCGAGGACGCTGATCTTCTGGAACGATAAAGTTCAATTTAATTGCTAGAATACCGTCTTGAATATCTGCTCCGTGCACTTGCACGTGTTCTGATAGCCTAAAGGTGCGTTTGAACTTCTTCGTGGAAATACCACGATGAACGTATTCACGACCCTTACTTTTGTGTTCTCCAGTAACAGTTAATGTCCGTTCATGCAACTCAATGTCGATACCCTCTTTACTGAAACCTGCGACTGCTAACTCAATTAGATAGTCACTCTCAGATGTCTTGAGGATATTGTGAGGTGGATAATGATCATGGGCATGTTTAGTAACATGATCCAATTCTTTAAAAAGGTGATCAAAGCCCACGAATGCGGCGGATGGAAATAGCCCTGTGGCTGTAGTGTGTTTGCTTATCATAATGGTTTCTCCTGTAAAGCAAGAATAGGTTAATAGCCAGAGTAATTCTGCACTACGCCCTTATTTAGTCATTTAATGTCTTCTACTTGTTACCTATGTTGTACTTGGGACATAGTTCCCACTTCACCTTCTCTTTGAAGGGAATGATTTTAATCTGTCTTAATGGGGCTAGAGGCTCTATATTCTGACCAGACACGATTGATACTAATCCCCAATCGGACATCAGTGTTGTAATGGTATTTCGTCTAGCGAGATCGTTCTCTTCCAAGTTTGATTTCTTACCATCCAGTAAGAAGAGTTCTTTGAAGTGTACGATAAAGTATCTACCCTGTTTGTGTAGGATATGACAGGACTGAAACAGCTTGTTATCTTTCCTACTTGCCACACCGATACGAGTCAATGTCTCCCTAATCTTAAGGAAATCATCTGGTTCATTTAGAGTAATCTCAAGCATATGCTTGGGAGTCCACTCCACAATCTTAGTTTCTTCTTTTTCCACCCTTATTCACCTTATTCTTAATTATCGTTAATTGCTCAGGTGACAATAGAGCCAAAGTTTGTAGGGCGATTCTGTTACTATACCCATAATATTCCTTGACAGCTTCAATATCACTTTCAGTAGACGCCTTAGTCCACTTAGAAAAGCGTTTTCTTTTCCTTACTATATTTATAAGAAATTGGAACTGTAGTTTGCTGTCGAGGTGGTGGTTAATGTTCATTTCATTAGCCACCGCTACTGTGTCTGGAAAGTAACTTAATGATCTGTTGATCATAAAAGCGGAATATGACTTCTCGGTCATATCATCTATCATGATGTCCTTCTTACTTGAGTTGATTGCGTTGAGCCAATCGAATGGACTTAATCCTTTACTCATTCGATACCACCATCAATGTTAGGCCACTCAATACGCTCAATACGACTTTCGAGATTGCTTCTATCAAGATCCGTAGAAGATCCTAGCTGTACGTCTCTGCCCTTGTAATACAATTGTGGATAGGTGGAATGGCCTTTTGGTAATGGCTCATTATTAACCGTTTCATATTCTAACTCCCAATCATCAAGCTTCTCTTTGAGAAAATGACAATAAACGCATTTATCTTTGGTGTATAATACTAGCATTAGACAAACTCCACGTTAGCCATGATCTCAGTCATACAAGCCACAACGTTTAGCTCATGATCTGCGACAAATGCATTCTTATATTGATAATCTGCTAGGATTAGAACTAGTTGAGGAATTGACTGTGGGGAAACCTTTTCACCCATAGCATCGTAGATACCACGAAAGATAGCAGAAGCATCAACATCAATGTTGTTGACAACCCATGTACGCATCTTCTTAAAGTTCTTATCTTTAAGATGTCCTAAGAGATCATTATACTGACTACTAGTGCCCACCATCCGATTACTAATAACCAAGTGCCCACTCGTTCCAGAACGTTGTGCTTCGTTAAGAATCCTTCGCCAGTCGGGGGCGTGTTTAAGGATGATCTCTGCCGCATCTTTTGTTTCATAGGTTACACCTTCTGAATTAAGAATTGTGCCAAGACGACCTAAGAAACCTTCAGCTAGAGTAGCCATCTGCTTCTTAGACGTGTTGAATTCATAGACGCCACACCGTGAGTGGAGTGGTTCGATAATACGGTTCTTGAAGTTACATGTCAGGATAAACCGACAATTGTTCGAGAACTCTTCAATAAAGCCACGCAATGCTGGTTGCGTAGACTGTGGATTTAGATAGTCAGCCTCATCAAGGATAACCACCTTGTAGCCACCTTGCAATGATACAGACGAAGCAAACTGCTTAATCTTACCACGCAAGGTGTCAATGTTACCTTCTTCGGATCCATTAACTAAAATGTAATCCAAGTCTAGTTCATTACATAGTGCTTTGGCTACGGTTGTCTTTCCAAGTCCCGCTGTACCAGTGAATAGCATATTAGGCACTTCACCAGAGTCAACGATACCTTGGAAAGTATCTTTCAAATCTTTAGGCAAGATAGTATCTTTAATAGTCTTTGGGCGATACTTCTCTACCCATAAAAAGTCTTTAGACATTCACGTTCTCCATGATCAAGTTAATTCATTATATAGTATATTGGAGTGGTTGTAAACCTCTAGTTTACGACTTGCTTCCCTTCGCTTCATATGCTTCAGACAAAGAGATAGCTTGAATGGATTGGTCACGCAATGTGCCAATTGTAGAAAGCTCTTCTCCACGAAATCCACCACGTTGTACAATAGCGTCAATAACTGCGACTGTACTTCGTCCGATTTGAGCCATCAGGCTATATGCCTGAGCATGCTCGTCTGTCGTAGGGGTTGGGGTAGGTGTATTCTTGCTCATAATTTAAGCTCCGTATGTTGATGATTTTTCGAATGCAATCCAGTAAGAGATGCCAAGTTCGGCACAACTGAATAGTGAGATGTTCTTTGATGAGATAGAAACTTCATAATTACCTGGAATCAGTTTAAGATTAGCAATTGTTACAATGAAGTTAAATGTCGCAGTAGTGTCAAAGTCACCAACTACGTCGATAGAGTATACATTAGAAGTGGCATTCTTACTATCAACAACAGACAACGTAAGCACACCATCACTGCCTGTAATGGATAACTCTGTATGTCCTAGTGCGGATGCGGCTCGTTTAACACGACCTAGAGTGTCAGCATCTAATGTGAAGTTTACGTCACTTGTTGGCATTACCACATTCTTACGTGGTTTAGTCAACATCTCAGGATCTGAATAGAAATACTTGATCTTACTTCTACCAGAAGAATCACTAACGGTAAGATAGTCGTCAGAGAAATCTAGATTGGGAGTATCAACTAAGGACAACACCCCAAGGAATGAGTTCAAGTCATATACACCGAATGTAGTCGGAAAGTCTTCAACAATTTGTGCTGATGACAAGATATTAGTGGCTTCCGAAATTGTTCGGACAGTATTACCCTTCTCAATGACCATGTTGGAATTGATACCAGCATAGTTCTTAAGGATTGATAGCGTGTTTTCAGATAGTTCCATCATATGGCTCCATAGTTATAATGTAAATTAGTATAGCTCAGTTAGAACTATATGTCAAGTAGTTACTTCATCTTACTGAAGTTTTTGTCCTTAAAGAAGGTTAGCTTCTTATCGAACTTTCCGTCTAAGATCTCTCCTTTATGTGAGATTACAAATACGTTTGTTTCATCTCCCAAACTATATATGATCTTCATTAGATTGTCAACCCCATCATGATCCAATGACGAGTCAAATGTTTCGTCAAGGATTAATAGGTTAGTGGATATTGAATTCTTCATCTTAGCAATCATGCGCCAAGTGAATAGTAGTGCTAGATCGATGCGTTGCTTCTCGCCTTCTGAGAATGAATCGTATGAGAATGTGTCACGATGACGTGATCTGATAGTCTCACTGAAGTTCTCATCCAGATTAAAGTGCACAAAGAAGTCTAGAATTTGTAGGTACTTATTCACCAAGTTATTGATGATAGGCAAATACTGTTTAATGATCTTAGTCTTGATGCCTGTGTCTTTAAGCATCTCACTCATAGCAATGTTGTATGCCAATGTCTCATTATCTGTAAGACGAGTTTCGAATGCGGTTTCACGCTCTTCTTGTAGATCTACAAGGTTGTTGCGCTCCTTAGAGATGTCGCCATCTTTACCACGAATAGCTTCCATTTTATCTTGGAGATCTTTGATGTGAGACTGTAGTCTAGCTATCTCCCTATTGTTAGCATTAGTGTCATTTGTTTTCGAAGCAATTATCTGTACCTTTTCATTTAATACATTCAGCCTATCCTCAATGGTACGTGCTTCACTATTAGCCTTGGTCAATCCCTTTTTAAGTTCAACCGCACGGCTCTTAGCCTTTTTAAGCTTCTGCCCCTTAAGATCTTCGGTGATGCCCTGTTCACATGTAGGGCAGTTATCATTAGTATCAAAGAACTGCGCTTCAGCGACCACCGTACTAATCTGTTGAGTAATAGTCGCTTGGAAATGTAACAGTGATGTCTTATTGTTGTTAGTAGTGGATAGACCATCAGATAGGCCATCAGATAGGGATTCTATCTCAAGACCAATAGATTCATTCTCTTCTTGCAATTGACGAATAGTTTCACGAGACATATCAACTTGCTCTTCACTATCGCTAATTTGTTCACCGCTTAGGTTCTCAACCTCTCGAATATACTTCTTCTGTAGGTCAATCTTCTCTTGGTATAGATCAATTTGGTATGTAGTCTCACGAATGTTCTCTTTGAGTTCAGAGTTCTTCTCTTTAACCAATCCGTTCATCTTAGAGAATACACCAATGTCCAAGAGATCCTCAATCACCTCACGACGATGTGCCGAAGACAACTGCATGAATGGTACGAATGATGACGAACCAAGCACAACGATTTGATGGAATGATTTGTGATTAAGCTTTAAGATGTTCTGTTCTAAGATCCGTTGGTAATCACGTGCATGTGATGACTGGTTGATCATACCACCATCTTTGTAGATTTCAAATTTAGTAGGCTTAATACCACGCACAACCCTAAAGTCGGTCTGCCCAATAGAGAACTCTACCTCAACGATACAATCCTTCTTGTTTATTGAGTTGACTAACTGTCCCTTTGAAATGCTACGATGTGGTTTTCCGAATAGAGCAAGTGAGATACCGTCTAACATAGTAGACTTACCTGCGCCATTATGACCAAGGACAAGTGTGGACTTAGTATCAGTAAAGTCTATCGTAGTCCAAGTGTTCCCAGACGATAGTAAGTTCTTATACTTAAGAGTTTTGAATACAATCATGCTACACCTATCATCTCAACGTCTGCTTCGGTTTCAATCCACAGTTTAGCACCACACGGTCTAGGGGAGTCGGGACGGTAAACCATCTTTGAAGATCCCTTGATATCAACTTCCATGCAGTATGTGATATCACGACCCTGTTCTACTCGAACCACAGGCTTACTCTCATCACGTTTGTTATTACGCTGAATGATGTTCCTGTTAATGTGTATAATAGTTGTCATACTATTTCCAACGACTGAGCCTCAGTAAATAGGTCTCGCATGCTCATCTTTAATCGATCCTTGTCAAGTTCCGTTACGACATTTTCGATATAGGCGTCTAGTAAAACAGAAGTCTCTTCAGCCGATATACCTTCATCAGATACTTTGTCACCAAGAAACTCTTGAAAGGTCTCGGCAATCTTAAGATCATGAATGTCTCTGTTTTGTATTCTATCAACAAATCGATCAAATGTAAAGAGGTCAATCTTAGTTAATACGATTATCTTTACAAACTTGCCATCTACTTGACTGAAGTCGTATGCGTCATACTTATCAGACTTATGAGAATCGTCATAATATATACGATGAAACAGAGTATGTGGATTACGCACTTCGGTAATCTCACGTGTTTCGGTATCTAATGTATGGAAGTATTTGTTGTCATGAGCATCAGACCAAGTGAACTCTAACTGAGATCCAAGGTAATGAATGTTGTCTTGATTCGATTTAGTGTGGAAGTGTCCAGACATAACTAACTCAAACCTAGAGAACAATGCAGGATCCATACCTTTAGGGTTTACTACACCCTTCATCATATCAAAACCCTGTAGCTCTAGGTGACCACCCAAGATATCAGCCTTACAGTTTGCAATGAAGTCTAGGCTTTCAGCTTCGTTCTCATCACAAATCCAAGGCAACAATGCCATCTTCATACCATCGTAGTCCATCACTGTAGGTTTGTGTACAATGTGGATCTCATTCATATAGTGACCAAGTAGCTCTTTCAAGCTATTCAGTTCATTAGTATTCTTGAAGAATGTGTCATGGTTACCACAGATGATGTCCATGGTAATGCCATAGTCTCTCAGTTTCGCAAGAAAGAACTGGCGGTTACGATTAAGAGCATTGAAGTTAATGAACTTTCTGTTATCAAAGTAATCACCAAGATGCACGATATGCTTAATATCATGCGCCAAAAGGTGAGGAAAGAATACATCAGTATAGAACTTCTCAGCATTATTGAGAAAGATATCATCACTATTGCGCACCCCAAGATGGGTATCATTTAGAATTGCAATTTTCATTATAAATTAGTCCTTATCGTTTAGGAACTCACTAAGATCAGAATCGGCTTTAACTTCTCGCTTCTTACGTTTCTTCTCCGCTTTAACAAACTCTTTAACAACACTATCGTTCTCTTTGACCTTTTCGATACGATCTTTCAAGATATCAACATAGTTAGTACCAACCAACCTACTGAACTCTTCAGACATGTCTAGGCTCATAAACGCTTCAACGCCTTGAGTTGTCATAAATTTGTACTTAATGTCTTGTTGTTTCTTCTCTTTAGCGATCCGTCGAAGGAATGCATACCAAGAGATCTGAGTGAAGTACGCAAACGCATTGGGTTTACCTGTACGTGTAGCCGCCTCAATGTTGTAATTTTCAACTGCACGTAAACAATTCTCAACTGCATCCATAACCATCTCTTCACGGTAAGTGTACCGAATGAAGTTAGATTTGTGAGACAGTCCTTCAGCAATCTTTAGAAAGCATTGAGCAATGTAATTAGGAACAATAGGTAGTGCAACCTCATTGTCCTTAGCAATCATAACAGTCTTCACATACTCAACAACAGACGCAGAAAACTCTGCATTGTTAACGTAGTGAATACTAGCTCTTTTGGTTCGTGCCATTAGTGGCTCCTTTCAATTACAATTATTGTACCACATATGACACAGGTTGTAAAGCATAAAATAGAGTTGTACTTTGATGCCTACAAAGTATAACTAATGCCTGCATGTTGTACTTTGATGCCTACAAAGTATAACTAATGCCTGCATGTTGTATTTTAGGGGTTGACAGAATCGCTATTCTATAGTATAATAAAGTAACACTTTGGGAAACAGGGGAGAGAGTATTAATGCATCTTATCTTTGCGATTCCTTAAAAAGGAAATGATGTTATCTTTCTCTTCTTCTGTCACTACAGACAGGCTTTCCTCTATAGATTCCTCAACAGCCTCTTCTAGATTCATATCTATTTGAAGAAACTTAACTGTTTCTGTGTAGTTATCTATAGTCTCTGGTGCGGGCTGTGCATCAAGAGTGATGTGTCCAGCATTCAAAACCATAATCATATCATGTTGTACTTGTTGTAGCATCCACGGACGCATAGAGCACATACGATGCTCATCCTTCATCACATAGTGTATGACTAGGGCATTCTTAATGACAACCTCATCAGATTCATCACTGTTCCAATCTATTACGTCACAGACAATCTCAGACCCATCTACTAGCTTAAACTGTCTTATATCACTCATTGTTTTAGTTCCACTTCATATATTTTGTGCTTAAATGATTCCCTTGCGTATATCTTAACACGTTCTGCCGAATGTAAAAGGGTGTAATTCTTTCGGCTCTTCCAGTGTAAATCATCTGCAATATCATATAACTGTGTAGTCGATCCATCATCTGAGTTACGCAGTCCACGTCCGATAGACTGTAGGACTTTAACCTGTGACTTAGACGGTGATGCAAACACAATGTTATGTAGGTTACGAATATTGATCCCTGTAGAGAACGTACCTAAACTTGCTACAATGATTGCATTCTTTTGTGTTTCAACGATTTGCCTGATTGCTTCCCTATCATTAGTATCTACCTCACCAGACACAAAGAAGATCTTACGCTTACTGTGTGCTTTGTTCTTAATTAACTCATATAGTACTTTACCATGCTTTTCAACATATTGAAAGAGAACTAACGTGTTCCCACTCTGATCTAAAGCTAGGTTAGTGATTAAGCGGTTTCTTGCTTCATTTTTTACGATAAAGTCTAGTTCCGCATGGTAGTCTTTCTTACCCCAAGCCTTTCTAACATCTTCTGGATATTTAAGTAATAGAACCTTAATATCTAACGGTGCTAGTGTATTATCGTCTTGAAGCTTCTTTGTGGTTGTAACATTATATATACGTCCAAATAGTCCTTCTAACACCAACTTGTGTGTTTTAGTTCCATCAAGTGTACCTGTTGTACCAAATCTATACTCAGCTTCTCTACTCTTATTCATGATGCCAGTAAGCGACTTGGATTTAAAGTTGTGTACCTCATCTCCAAAGATGGTGCCAAACTGTTCAAACCATACTCCAGGTAATTTGTAGATAGACTGCCATGTCGATACGAATACACGTTGGCTCATGTTCATCTTAGGTTTACCAGAATAGATCCTGTGCACTTCCTTCTCTACATCAAAGCTCTCGTCATAGGTTGAGTAGTCTTCGAAATCTGCATACATCTGTTGCACCAAGGATGTTGTGGGAACAACAACCAACACCTTCTTAGTGGAGTTCTGTAGCATCCACCGCATCAGCATATAGATGATCAATGACTTACCAGATCCTGTTGGTGATAGTAGAATGGCTCTTTTACGATGAACAGCCTCTACCATTGCCTCTAATTGGTATTCTCTAGGAGCAATCTTATTACCCCGACTTGTTAACTTTAGTCCTTTTACGAAGTTGATTAGATCATCAAAGTCGATATCATTAACCGAGTCAGGTCTACCATAGTACGAATCGTGCTCAATTTCAATCACATAGCCACGTGCTTTGGCGAACTCTTCTACGTATGAGAACAGGCCAATGGGCAACTCGCATGACTGAGAATTAAAGAGTCGGATCTTTCCATCCCACATCTTATTCCTATACGATGGTACGAACTTGTATCCTGGCACATAGAATGAGAAGAAGTCAACTAATTCATTTGCTATTCCGGGTATTGTGTGTACAAGACATACAGATTGATTCTTTTGGGTTATTACTAATTTATCCACCAGCTTCGAACTGCCTCCATTTAATCATGTTACCAATTGTTTGATGTCTCCAATTGATATTAGTAACGATTTCCTTAAGTGCTTCTACGTTAGTCTGTCGCAGTGTGATTAGTTCCACAGTCTTTTGGATATCAGTGTCAGCATCATAGTAGTAGTCCATCTCCCCCTTAAGAACTTTAAGACCATTGAACGGATCGTATTCCCAACCCAAATCTTCAATTTGGTCTTGAGTTAGCTTACCATTATAGTAGAGCCACTTTTTCTTTAACAGTGATTTTTGTGAAAGTTCTGCCTTCTTCAACTGCAACTTGGCAATTGATAGAAGTTCTAGATACTTTGCGTGTAGTGTTGGTGAATTTCTACTAGTCTCATCTAGGTTGAATTGCTCAATAACACTATCGGTTTTCCACATTTCCAGAACAGTTTCTAGGTTCATTATCAAACTCCATAATCATTTTATATACCTTATCTATACGATATCAAAGTAGGTAAAACTGAACGATATCGGCGCAGTGATGTATTGCACATCCGCCGCATTAGCAGTTAAGTTTACACTCCCAAGCAAAGTTGGGACGCAGTCTCTGTAGATGAATTTGTTCGTTGTGTTGTTGTGGCTAGACAGTATGGACAGTGTAATGTCGGCTACTGAAGAAACTCCTGCATCACTCGCACGAACATCTTTAGTCTCAACCAAGCGTTCTAACCATGTGTACATTTCTTTATAACCACTCATGTCCTCATCTAATAGGATCTCCATAGTCAATTCGTCATACAGGATCTTATCACCAGCAGTATGAATTGCGACACGACTATACTGTACCTCAGTCTGTGCTACAGATACTGATGGGTGTACTACCGATTGAACAAAGAACTCAAGGTTAGGATAGTTTTTCCTATTGATTGATATCTTGTATCCAGTTGGTTGTAAGAAGTTCTCGTTCTTGGTTAAAGTTGCCATGGTCTTTCCTTAGAATTGTGGGACAGCTAGAGCATCGATGTCGAAGTTTACGCTAACTCCACATCCACAACTACTCTTAGCGTTGGGGTTATTGACTTCAAAGTTGCTTCCTGTGAGACTTTGCACATAGTCAACTTCAGTGCCAATTAGAAACATAACACTAGCTGTGCTAATTACGAAGTTACCAGACTCACATTCAATGACTTCATCTTGAGGGTTTACTTCATCCGATTGCATTGTACCCCAATCATACTCAAATCCTGCGCAACCACCACCTTTAAGGTTTAGGCTAATCGCATAACAATCGTTCTCAATACAAAGCCTACTAATCTGTGCATCTGCTTTGGGGGTGACTGTGCATATAGTCATATAGGTTCTCCTCTTCATGTCTATTTATACTCAAAAATAATGCTTGACTGTGCATTTCGAATCATATATAAAGATGGTATAGCAACAGAGAAAGAGATCGACATGCACAAGAAAAACAGTTATTTCTTTGAGTCAAAAGAAGAAGCGCAAAAGTATATGGAAGGGTTTAATATGCCAAATACTGGACGCCCTGATCGTGACACATATGTAACAGGACCTTTCGATCATGATAGCGGTCACCAAGTTGGAGACCCAAAACGTCAAGTCGGGTTTGCTGTCGAAGTTGAAATCTATAAGTAAATTGCAAAAAAAAGGCTATCGCCTTAGTTGATACCTAGAAGCGATAGCCAGTAATGATGTGGGTGGGGTTTGATCCCCACCCTTTTTGTTATGTTTATGCAGAAACCATGATGTTGTCTACACGGAAGATTCTGTAGTATTGGTTAGTCTTAGCAGTTGCCAAGCCATCACGTCCAGAAGCCGCACCAACGAATGGGTTAGAAACCATGCCGTAGCGTGTTTTGAAACCGATTTTTGGTTGGAAGTTATCTTCACCAACAGCCCGCATCATTGTAAGCGGTACGTATGGGCAATAGAATACACCAGCATCGTATGGGTTTGTGCCTTTATAGCCTACAGTTACGTAGTCTACTGTTGCATATGGATCGATGTACACTTTTGTACGTCCGTTAAGAACACCAGCAAACAAGTTACCTGTGTCATCTACGTTCAAGTTAGCCGCAATAGCTGGAGCGTAATCCAACATGCCAGCCGCCGCTAGTGCAGAAGCAACATCAGAAGAACACATAACTACGTTACCTTTTCCTCTACGTGTTTCTTTAGCAATTGCGTTTGCTTCACGTTCGATTTGTACCATCAAACCTTTAAACTTCTCAGCAGACCAACGACCATCAGCATCTGTGCTCATGTTGAAGATACCACGTACTGCAACGTTAGACTGTTGTGCACCTGATTTAGCTTGTGAGTTGATTGTACGGATTACTTCACGGTTCATTTCGCTCAAGATTTCAGTTGACAAGATGTTTGCCAATTCTGTTTCAGCATCCAAACCATGGATTGCTTTCAAGTCTTGTGCTAGTTCTAGTGAGTACTCAGCTTTCAAAGCACGTGATTTTGCAGTCACTGTTGCTTTTTCGATTGAGAAGCCCATTTCAGCAAAAGCGTTACCAGCGGCATCGCCAAGTGCTTCAGCAGAGTCTGTATCCATTCCGCCACCTGCAAGTGCAGTCAAACGGTCTGAGTCAATTGTTTTCACATCGTTTGCGTTTGCAACGTCAAGACCTGATGGGCTTGCTGGTTGTGCGGCAGAGTTCTGTGTACCTGAGAAGCGTGTATCTGCTTCGTTGAACAAAGCTTCTGTACCACCTTGTGATGTGTACTTTGACTTCATTGCGAAGATCAAGCCTGTTGGACCTGACATTGGCTGAACACCAGCAAGGTCATATGCCAACATGTTTGGAGCGGCACGACGAACTAGTGAGATCAAGATTGGATCCCAGTTTGCTACGTTTGAGCCTGTTGCGTTAGTCGGTGCGGCTTCAGTCAACTGACGCTCTTCAAGAAGAGCCTTTTCAGTGTTTTCCAAAAGAGCGGCAGTTACCGAGCGTTTGTGTGAGTCTGTAATGGAACCAGCAGTTTCTTCGTTAAGAACTGGTGACCATTTTTCGACTAGGTTGTCGTATGTATTCATTGGAATAATTCCCTTTTACTTTTGAGATTTTCTGATTGCAGAAAGGTAGGTTTGCATCACGTCTGAAGTTGCTTCGGAGATTGCATCAGATGCATCGTCTACAGTTTCTTCTGCGATAGTGGATTCAATTGCTTCTGGTTTGAAATTTGCTTCCTTCACGATTGCAACTTTTTCTGCAAACGATTCAGCATCATGGAATTCAAAACCTTCAACTAATTTGGTTAGTTTTTCAACTTGGGTATCTGCCAAACCTTTAGATGCTTCAGCAATAACTGCTTCACGTCTAAATGTGTCTAGCTCTACAGACAATGACATTGCTTCTTCAGTGCGCTCGTTAATTGCTGTTTCCAGTTCTTTAACTTGCTCAGATAGATCGTCAACTAGGTCGAGTTTCTCATCTGGTACTGCAATGTAAGATTCGGTGAATACGTCTTTCAACTTCTCCATGAATCCTTCTGCGATTTCTGTGCGAAGTCCTGATTGAATGGCAACTTTGTTGTCCTCAACCCATGACTCAACTACATAGTTTAGGTAGCTATCAACTTGTTCAGCCAATTCAGCTTTCTGTGTAGAAAGTTCTTCAGCTAATTCAGTTGCATAAGTTTCTTCCAGACGATCAATTTCCTCTGTAAGCTTGGCTTTAATAGCAGATTCAAAGATAATGCTGGTTTTAGTCTTGAACTCTTCGGAAAGAGTTGCTTCAGACTCAACTAATGCATCAAGCTCGTTAGTATAGTTGAATTCTACTGCACTAGCTTCTGCTACTGCGGTTCCTTCAGCGTCTACTTCTTCGCCCATCATTTTACTGTAAGACGCTTGAAGATCTGTTTTCTTCATCTTCGAAATCTTACCGTACATTGCATTAATCATTCCAGCTTTGGTCTTTGGTGCCGCCGCCTGTGTTGTTGCTTTTGCGGCTTTATCGACAGAGTCGACAGAGTTCGCTTCAGCGTTTTTTGGATCATGAGCTTCTTCCACAACGTTCTCGTCATGGAGTTCTGCATCGATGATCTGAGTTTCTTCAGACATGCTGTACTCCTTTACATGCTTTTTGTTTTGAGTAACGAGAGGAAATTCTTAAACTCACGTGTTTGAGCCTCATAGAGGTCAGCACGTGGAGCCTTCTTAATCTCAGTCTCCATTCTTTCAATTTCTCTTGCTTCGATTACGCCGTTATTCCAAACCCAGTCCACACCTTCCATTATTCCATTTACGAAAGCTTGCGGGGCGGATGGATCTTGTACAATATCAACTGTATTTAGAATGAAATCGTCTTTGACCATTGTTACGCCGTTTCTCTGTTCGAGACTACCCATACCACGAGTTGACACACCTAGTTGAACACCACCATCCAGCAGACCTTTTACAATCTTACCCATAGGTGTATCCAATATTTGCGCCTTACCCATCACATTATCACCAGCCCATTCGAGCTTGGTGATTAGATGGGATACCTTGTCTAAGTTAACAGTTGGACCTTCGGGGTGATTTAACTCACCAACTGCTCTCTTAGTCATTACTTGATCCGTAACGTATTTATCTACTGCCTTCTCCATTATGGCTTTAGGGTAGATACGCCCATTACGGTTTTTTGATTCAGCCATTGCAAAGATACCTTCGATAACATACGATTTCTCGCCTTTATCGTTAGCCTCGACTATGCATTGCACATCGGTCTCAGTATACTCTGTAATTAGCTTCATGTTCTTGTGTCCTAATGTTCTATTTATACTATTTATACATTTTAGAACTTGTAGTTATATATAACTTTATTTATAACCAAATTCTTTGTGGGGCAGAAGGTGTCACGCCATGTGACGTGTCCAATGCTTCCACTGCTTCTCTAACTTCATCACCCACTAAACGGATATTCACGTGCCAACCATCTAAGGCTTGTATCTCAGGATACTCCATGTCATTATCATCTGTCAGTGTATTGCCTGTAGGTTCGCTTAGTGTTCCCACAACATCAATAGCATAGTTAGATGTGTTTGACACTAGGTAAGGATCGCCTACGTTTGTAGTGGTCTCCTCGCCTGTATCCTCATTTACTGTAGTTTCAGTGTCTTGTGTATAGAAGTCTGATAATACTGTAGTCATTGCGGCTTCGTTAGCTAACTTTAAATAAAAGTCAATCTTTATTGTTTCTAATTCTTCAATGCTCATGTTGTTAGCTCCTGTAGCTGTGTGTCTGATAATCTACGTGGGTAGTATTTGACTGACTTGATGTGTCCTAGTTGATCGCCAGCAAGTTGATAGTCTACGTCAGTATAGCCGGCTACTGTGGCAGTATGTATGGTGGTATTAGAAAGAACCGAGTTTTGACCAATCGAACCACCATCTACACAAACAGATATATACTCGCCATTTTTAACCACAACCGCAATTTTAGATGTTTGGTTAGCTGTTATAGGGAAATTGGGACTAGAGGCACTATTCATAAACTGAGCAGTCATGGTACCCGAATATGTTGACCAAATGCTGAAATCATAACCAGCCCCATATCTAGTTAGTAGCACCTGATTAGTATCAACAGATGGAAATGTTGGGGTAAACTCAACTACCCAAGTAGAAGCCTCGTTGTTATGTCCAAAACTTGACCTTGGGATGATAGCATCATCTGCCGCCCTAGTAACGGTGACACTAAATCCTGTTGGGATGTAGGACGAAGGGAAAGCGCCAGCTTCGAATTGTGCGCCCCATAAGAACACACTATCTCCAATCGCATTAGTGACATTACTCCAAGGGTCGCCATTGCCCTCTGTTGGCTTTGGAGAGAACAACACACGATTCCAGCCAGTAGTTATGCCCCATGCTTGGCAAAGATACCAACCATTAGGGTAAGCGGTTATTTTGGTGTGACCAATAGTAGTGGACTTGTTCCCTGTAACGCCATTTGCAAGGTCAAAGTACGCCCAGCAATCCCCAGCTTGTCCGAAACCAAGCCAATCAACTGTGTCAGCTTTAGCGAAGACACTAACGCAACCACCAGTAGGCACATCTTCATTTGTAAAAGCTCCATTGTTTGCGGACGCATTCTTAGCGGCAATTCTGTCGGCTGTTAAATTGCCATCAGGTGCAACTGCTACATTACCTGTTGTTGTTACTGCATTATATGCCTTCCAGTACGAATTCGTGAAATCCTCAGAATACCTCGCAATGTTAGTCCGAGCTTCCTCAATCAGTAAACCTTTGACTGCACCAGTAGCATCGTACTCAATGCGAGGGATGTTATTTGCATGGTTCCAAAGTTGAAGTGTGCCATCAGCTTGATCGAAGAGGACTTCTTCAATGGATACGTTGTCAATAAACTTGTCAAAGCTATTAGAGATTACGTTATCAAAGGCCATATAGCCGTTTGCTGTTGGAGATATAAGAAGCTCGTTTGAGCCAGTGTTTATATAGCTTCCATTGTAGATAAATGTACCTGTTCCGTTATCATTACCCCAAATCCGAAGTTTCATGCTTGTGTTCACTGGAGTACCAACAGATGTTGAAGCATCAAATCTAACTCTATATGTTTTTCCTACCTTTACATAAGCTTTAGTAGATGAAAGGCTTTGGTTAGGTTCACTATTAGCCAGAAGTGCCGCTTTGCCATTGCTGTAAGTCCAACTACTCTCAGCGTTCCAACCAGATAAATCAGTATCAAACGTGCCATTCGTAACCAAATTGTTGCCATAGCTAATCTTGCGTAGTGCTGTACCCCCACTTGCACGGGAGAATGTAAGTATATCAGTTGCACTGTCGTATTGTTTAGTACCCATGATCATTCACTCCAATCTAGTACGGTAAAGCTGGTTTCACTGCCGTCGAAGGTCAGGCTCAGAGATGGTTCAGTTGATGGTAGAGTTGCTTCAACTATACCTGCGTCTGTTAAGTCTTCATTCCACACTCTGAATTGAGCTATTGTACCCATGAAGTCATAGCCTAAGTTTAGGTCTGTGGTTGACAGATCAGGTAAAGCTACAGGTGTTGTGTTGGCTGTTAGTGCTGTACCATCGGTAGCTCCGTTGATAAACGTAGAGCCTTGGCGAGAACTCAGGTTAAACGGAACAAGAATGCCTTCATTGTATACAACTCCAGTAGCAATAGTGTCATTAACACCACCCGCAACCTGTTGAAACAAAACTCTAAGACCATCGCCTGTATTAGTCCCACCTACTATTGAGATATTGTCACTACCATTTGCTCTCCAACGCATAAATTGGTGAGCACTAAACTCATCCTGATCAGCATAAGTTATCTTACCGTCCATCTGTATTGACACAGAGAGAGGGTTGATTTCTTTTACTGAGATGTTGTCGAAAGCTGATACGTTACCTCCATTACCCATTACGATTGCGGAAATATAAGACGTTGTTGCTGTTGCCTTAAAAGTAAGACCTAACGGCGCATCAGTGGCAGTATAGTTTATGATACCACCCTTAATCGTACCGCCACCACTATTTGTAAGGTAAAGTGTCGCCCCTGGTCCACCATTACCAGATATGGCTCGACCAACGCCACTGACCTGATAAAACCTTCCAACGATAGTGGGAACACCTGTTACAACTCTACCATTGGCTGGCCCAGCAGTGAGATGCATTTCACCACTAACAGCGGCAGAGGTTGCGGAGGAGCTACCAGCCACCCAACCAGATACATCCGTATCAAATGTACCATTAGTAACCAACTCAGTGCCTGTAGTCTCAACAGGAGTAGGATAAGTCAGGTTAGCGGCAGGGACTGTTAGTGTCTCAGCCGCCCTAGTAACGGCGACATTATCTGCCGAGATGTAGCTTGATGGGGTTGCGCCTTCTTCCATTTGTGCGCCATAAACAAAGATAGTACCAGCCTGTGTTGCTAAAATTCTAGCTCTAACTTGGTCAGGTGTTCCCGAAGCGAGAGTCGACGTAACGGTAAACCGTTGCCATTCATTAGTAAGGGTATGAGTTACTGCGGTGTAACCAAGTCCACCACCACTAAATAGCAGAACAGTGCTTACTTCACTAGCAGTCCCTGCCTTTATCCAGACAGAGAACGTATAGGTCTGACCAACACTAGGAACATGACCAGATATCTTTCTAGTGTAGCCATTAGAAGCCATGTCAAACTTTGTAGCATTTGTTGTGCCATCAGGGGAAATTGCAGAGTTTGGGGTAACAGTGATGTTTGATGGAAGCCATTTAAGATATGCCACATTACCAAAGTCGTTAGAGTATGTGCATATGTTAGTCCGAGCTTCACTCTCGTGGAGGATGCCTTCGTTAACCCAAGCATCACCATTGTAGATGTGATGACCACGACGAGAAAGGTAGGCAGGAGTAGTTGTCGTTGGAACGTAGCTGTCACCACGGTCAGGGTTGTTTACCATGCCACCGAGGTCACTGCGGAATGTGTGTGCGCCCCAGACATAGATGCCCGAAGTTCCATCTCCTACAAGTGCAGGGCTTGGGTTAACAGGATTACCAGACTGGTTAAAAGGCATGATAGCCGCCCAAGGAGATGAGCCTGTCTGTGTTGTAATATCAACAGCGCACAAATACCATCCGTCTCCAACAGAAGTAATAGTGGGATTACCAACATAACCAACAGTACCGTATTGTACCCCACCAGCGAGTGTTCCTGATGTTAAGTTGAAAGTAGCAACTGACCAGTAACCTGAACCATTTGTAACAGCTAATGCAACATGGTCCCATTCTGCGGCTTTAGCATAAACAGCTATTGTTCTTCCCGCTACTGCCACACTCTGTTGAGACCTACCCCTTGTATCTCCAGAACCTTCGATTATCTTATCGGCAGTTAATGTACCATCTGGTGCAGTAGTAGCGTTTGCAACAGATGTTAAGTTCGTTACCCAATTTGAATTAGTGAAGTCTTGACTATAGGTCATCAAGTTATGCGGACGCCACTTCAGCAAGCCATCACTGTCTGTCATGGTCGCATTAGAGGAAGCTGAGTGAGTTATAGATGCATCAAAGGTACTAGCAGTGCCATTCGTGTCAAAGACACTCTCCTTGAAGTCGAGAATGAGCTTTGGTTCAAGAGCAAGTACTCCATACGAAGACACCGACGATCTCAAATCCCAATAGGATTTACTGATCTCGCCATGAACATGGGGATCATTAGGATCAGCTTCATTACTTCCTACTCTGTGACAGCGCACATAGGTTGATTGACCGTGCTCAGTTCTTATACCATTTTCTGATTTCTGCCATAGCGCACGTAGGGGGTGCCCGACACCTGGATCAGGAGGGGATTGGTCGTACTGATACTGAGAGTTTCCTGGTATATGCCTAAATGCCATTGTTAAGCCTTATATTGCTTGACGAATTCCGCCCCAGCCTTTTTTGCTGTGTTTAAGTCACGGAATGTGTCCAACTTGTCGTTGTCAACGTAGGTAACAAACTTGTTTTTTATCTTGTGAACCATTACACTAATACCAGAAATTTTGGTATCGAAGACATGTTCGCCCGGAGGCATCTTCTTTTTAGCTTCACGTATCTCTGAGAACTTCTTCATTGATGTTACCTTTTGTTTCAGCTATTATTTATAACAATTAGCCTTGCTATTATGCGGCAGTTTCTTCTACTTCTGGTACATCAATTTCGACCTCAGTAGCGTCATTATCAACTACAGCATCTTCACCACCATTGTGGATGATATTAGCAACCGCAATCTTCTCAGCATCTAATGCGTCACCAATCTTTGCGGTCATCATATCTTGGAACGTTGGTTCCGCTTTCGCAAAGTCTTTGACTGCTACTTGATCAATGAAGTTTGTTAGTGTATCGTTCATTTCCATTATTTATCATCTTTCTTTTGTTTAGGATCCTTGGGATCTTTCTTAGGCTTGTCAGTGTCTACCCTTGGTTTCTCTTCGGGTTCGTCTGGCACTACCTTGACTTCAACTGGTGCAGGTTTGGGTTCGTTATACTCTTCATCCCCACCTTCATCTGGCATAGTCTCGCCATCAGCTTCTTCCTGCTTCATTTGTTTCTTCATCTCTTCCATCTCTTCATCAGATAGGTTCAAGACGTTCTTAAATACCCATTCCTTAGAATAGAACTCGCCAACGTACTGTTGTGTCATATCTAGGGTCTGTAGTCTTTCTCTGACCAATTCTGCATTGCGAAGTTCTGCAAAATGGTTATCAGACACATAGTCAACAACCATCTCGTTACGCCATGCTTCCCAATCTTCATTAGTAATAGTTCCTTTCAGAACAAGTTGCTTTCTAAGGATCTCTAGGAATAGTCCAGAGAAGCGGCGACGAAGTCTATCGACGAACTTCTGAAATTTAAGTTCGTCACGGTTGATCTCTGTGGATCTACCTAATAGCCCACTCTGTTGCTCTCCCTCTAGTCTTGAGGCAGGGACATTCAATGATCTATATAGACGTTTCTGGAAGTAGATAATATCGTCAATCTGTCCAAGGTTCTCTCCACCCGGAAGTGTAGAGATTTCTGTACCACGACCACCTTCACGTCTTGGTAGCCAAAAGTCTTCCAACATAGACATGTGCTTGCGGTCATCTTTAAGCTTACCTGTATTAGCATCGTATACCAACTTATTGCGGTACTTAGTCATAATGCCCTTCATGTACTCTTCTGACTTACCACGTGGCATGTTGCCTACGTCAATGTAGAAGATCCTACGTTCTGGTGCACGTGCTAAACGATAGATGACCAAACTGTCTTCCATCATACGCAATTGGTTAATTGGTTTTAGAGCTTTATGTAGATATGAAACAACCTTCTTACGGCTCTCATCTAATAGACCAGATGTCACATAACTCACACTGTCTGGTGTTAACTTAATACCGTTGACTGTTTCTCCAGGTTTATCCTGATAGATGAAGTGTTCGTCAACTTTCTCGACGATCTTTGCACCTGTTAGTGGATCTTTCTTAGTCCTTACTTCCTTAACCTTACGGATCTTGGTAGCATCGATAGCACGTACTTCTTGAATACCTGCTTTTAGATTTGATTCATTTACAACTAGGTGGTGATACATCCGCCCATCGATATAAAAGCGTCTGAAGATGTCATGTCCAAGATCGTTGAACTTAAGCATAACCAATACGTTATCAAACTCTAGTTGGATCTCTTTCTTAATTTTATCTGAAGCTTCGACATCATCAAGAACAAGCTTGACTGATAGTCCCTTATCCTCAATGGTAACTGCTTCGTTTACAATATCTTCGATAGCCGCATCGACTTCGGGATGCATAGCAACCCCACGATACTGCCTAATTAGTTCTACGTTGTCTTTGGATTCATCACCGTCTAGGTTTACATATTGACCGAAGTGAGAACCAGATGCAGTAACGTATCCTGCTCCATCATCATCCGTTGGTGGTACAATGGAATCAAGTTGATTCTTAGCCGCCGCTTTACGTGCGCCAGCTCTACGAATCTCGAAGCCGAATAATTTAATGCCTTGATTACTGTTGTCTGCCATAGTTTCTTTCCATTTAAAAGTAAGGTAGAGGAGTTTCCCCCTCTACCTTGTTATTTATACTACTATTAAGTAGTGGTATTTGATTCCCAGTATTGGATTTGGAATTCAACAGGGAACTCCTCAATCGCACCAGTTGTATCATAATTCAGATCAATAGCACCTACATTGGTTGGGAAACAACCACGGAAAGTGTATGATTTGAGTACTGTTTCGTCACGATCCAATTGCTCAACAATAAGATCAGACTGATAGTCAGCAGGGTTAACAATACCAGTGTTAGTTGTGTGACCGTTAATACCGTTCATCCAACGTTCCATACTGTCACGAACACCGAAGTCCGTATCGTTAATGATTGTTACAGTCCATGGTTCAAATGTTCTGTCGCCAGCAATTTGCAATTGTCTACCTCTGAATGATACAGGGATAGGTGCAATCACAGATGCAGGTAACTGAGCACCCTTACACATGAATGATGTTTGTTCGACGTTGCCACCAGCATAAGCAGGGAAGTTGACTGTTACCTTAAATAGGTTAGGTCTAGCTCCACCACCAGCGAGTTTGGCTTTAAAATCGTCTACTCCAAGAATAGCCATTTAAATGTTCCTTTCTACTCTACTTATACCGTGCCTACAACTTCTTCAAACTCTACGCCGCTACGTACTGCAACGAAGTTAAGGGTGATGAAGTTGATGGAACGTGCTGGTTTGATGAAAATGTTAGCGATAAATTCGTTACGATCAATAACAGACGATGTGTTATTTGTTTCGTCACAAACTACCTTAAAGTCTGTAATGCCACGGCGACCTTTGATTTCTCTTAGGACTGGCTCTACGATGTTAACAAATTCTGCACGAGTGAACTCATCATTAAGTTCAAACATTACGTTTTTAGCCGCTTCGCCAATGGCTCTCTCAACTACGAGGAACAATCTGCGAACATTGATACGATCAAATGCGGATGGTCTACTCATGTGTGTCTTATCACCAAAGAGTAAAACACCTTGACCTGGAATATTGCCAACAGGGTTAATGCCTGCTTTATACAATGTATCACGTTGCGTTTTAGTTGGATTGTAAACAGTAGATGTAACACCTAAGTATTGACCACGTCTTCCACCAGCTGGTGAGATCCATGGTGCACCGTTTGCATCAGATGCAGACATAATGCCCGCTGTAGATGAAGCGGCAGGGATGCTAACATACTTATCGTTGTACTTGTCATACACTTTCAGCCAGTTACAATCGACAAACAATGTGCTGTCGTATGTAAATGTGTCGGCTGTAGCAGTAACATTTGTTGTGATTGTAGTTGAGTTGTTTACGCCAATGATGTCACTACTAGCAGGACCTGCAACCACTACGCAATCTTTACGTAATTTTGCTGTTGCAACAAGATCGTTAACGACTGTTGTTTGGTCTGCACGACTTGTCATACCCGGAGCAATCAAGAAGTCTACTGTAACCGTATCAACGTCTTCGTATAGATCGAAGCTTGATGTGATATCTCCAGCAGTGAAGCCACTTGATGTTACGCCACCTGATAGGTTATATGTCTTAACAGCAGGTGCTGATAGGATGAAATCTTCTCCACTATCTGCTAGTGTGCCTGCACCTACATCTGTAAATGCTGTTTCAAATCCAGCCATCCAAACATAGTTTGAACCTGTGTTGACGATGTCTTTAACGTAGTTGGTTGAGCCATCTGCGTTCTTAGCACCAAGTGCCAAAGATACGAATGGGTAAGTTTCAAGAACTGCACCCTTTGATCCAAAGTTACCATCTTTATCGATAACCGCAATGTGAACCTCATCGTTCAAAGCGTTTTTGTCTGCCGCATGTGCGGATGTTCCGGGTTGACCATCAAAGCTAGGTTTATAAGCCCAATTTGTGAATGATGCTGTGTGTGCAGGACATACTTGAATTTCTAATGCATCCCCAAGCTCACCTGGGTATTTTGCAATGAATGTGTGACCGTCTGAGTCACGGCTTGCGATTTGGGTGTCCCAATCGTCTGCGTTTTTGATTACTGGGTTGTCTGTAGTGGCGTTAACATTATCGTGTGCATTTCTTGCATTTGATGTGATAGAACGTGTTACAAACAAGTCTGAGCTATAACGTAAGTAGTATGCCGCAGTGTGAAAGTCTGAACTGAAAGCATCGTTAGGTGTGCCAAATGTAGCCGCAAGTTCGGTCTCGTTAGAGATACGCTGTCTTGTTTCTACTGGACCCCAACGGAAGCCGCCAACTATTGCACCAGTTGTAGATTGTACGTTAGGCACTGTGCCTGACAGATCTACTTCTTTGATAACAATCGCTGGACTTTGGGATGGTGTTCCAATTGCCATGGTTATTTTCCTTTTGAAATGATAAGTAATACATAATGCGGTGGGATTTCAAGGTTACGCTGTTATTTATAAGAAAACTATTCCTAGCTTAAGTCCCACTTATCACTTACCGTTATCCCCCAACCGAATCTTTCGTGATCTACTGGTGGTGGTTGATCCCCCACACCATCATCCACAAACCCAAATGGTAAAACGTCCGCTTCAATATCAGCCATTCGTTGTTGAAACAACATGTCTTTGAGATTGATATCCGTCATATCACCAAAGAATGCACTAGAAGCAAAATATCCAAACATAACAAAGTTCATCACAAGATCGTCATGGTTGCCGTTAGATGCTTCAAAAGAGTTGCCTCTAGCCTCAAATGTGGAGATCTCAATGATGGTCTGTTCGTCCACAATATCGAGTTTGTGGTTCTCAAGGATGTCTTTAAAACCAGAACAACCAATACGTTTAATCTTTCTGTTCATCTCAATGCCGATACCACTACTCTTTGTAGCACTTTCGACGTGCATATTCTCATACTCTAGATCTTGGTATAACCCTTGACACACCAAAGACCCCTGATCATTACTCTCTACTATCACGTATGCGTTGTTATATGCTGTGGCGAACTTAAAGATAATGTCTGGAAACAGAATAGGTGAGATCCTATTATTTCTATAGACAGCCACTTGTCTGAATGGTACTGTACTAATATCGATCATATTGAATGTCGAGTAGTCTTGACCTCTGCCTTTAGCCACGTCAACACAACAAATGTATTCGTGGTTCTTTACTGTTTCTTCATAGATTAGACAATCCCCATTAACTCTAATGGGGTTCTTGGCTCTCAACTTCATCAGTGTTTCAGCATCGATTAATGTATCACCTGTACCAAAGAACGTATTACCGTACTCTTGGTCAAACTGTAATTGGCTTGTGTTGTTGATCGTCTCTTGTTTCCACGCATCATCACGACCCGGAACATCCCACCAATCAACTCTGAACGGTATGAATGTATTGGTTTGTTGTTGAGCACCTTCCCAAATCTTATGGAATACATTACCAATGCCGTTAGCAGTGGATGTAATAATAACCTTGGTATCCTTACCAGATGACACAACAGGATATGTTGATGTGTAGAATTGAGCATCGTTCTCAACGAATGCAAACTCGTCAAGGAACAGTAGGTTGATAGATAGACCACGAATAGAAGATCCGCTTGTAGCAGACGCAAGGATCTTAGAGTTGTTACTGAATTCTATTGAACCTTTGTTAAGTGCTTTAGTTCCTGGTTGTAGGAAGTATGGTAGGTTCTCTAACATAAGAGTAACACGTGCCAACATCTCCCTAGCAGTAGCACCTTTGTTTGCTAGGATAGCAACGTTCTTCTCTGTGTGGAAGATAGCATACCATAGAATGTACGCAACGGATGAGATAGATTTACCAGATTGCCGACAGGCCAACACAATAGAGAAACGATTATTGTTGAAGTGGTCAAACATCGTCTCTTGATATGGATACAGATCGAAGTTAACTAAGCCTCTGTCAAGGTGAATAACCTTACAGTAGTTCTTAGCAAAATACTTAGGATCTTCCATACACTTTTTGTACTCAAGGATCGTTTCCTGAGACCATGGAGCTATTACCCCATCCTTCTTGACGTTATTATTGCCAAGGTAGCCTTGTTCTTTATTCACCATCAGGCGTAATGTCAATCACTTCTGTGGGTAATTCTTTGACATCCTGTAACATACGTTGAAGATCTGTACTAGATCCGATAAAGACATTGTTATTGGTTGTTCCAGCACTTTCAATAGCTGGAGCATCACTCTTCTGAATATCTTTATTCTTCTTATTAAGATCCATAAGCTTGTCGTTAACATCAGCAACGTTCTTGATCATACCAGACAACACCTCATAGGCACGTGGATGTTCACTTTCTCGTGCAACTTCCATCATCATGCTTAAGGCATCTTGTCCCTTTTCGATCAGATCGTAATATGTCTCTCGTGACTTATCATAATCACTCTTGATATTAGTCTCATCCGTCATCGCTCGTTATTTCCTCATAATTATAAGTCTTAGTAAATCCGTAGTCAGAATCATACATTGGTATTATTGTGGGGGTTGTTGTTGTCGTAAGTACCTTAGTACCCTTTTCGAGTTCGTATTCCATGATAGACTTAGTAATGACTTCGCCATCATCGATTGCACCTGTGAAGCTAGTCTTAACTTCAAAGTCCATTACATATTGTACTGACTGTCTTTGTTCTTGTTGACCCTCACCCTCATTGACAAACGCCACTGATTGTAGTGTAATTGGAACATCTTCTTTGATATCTGGATAGTCTTTGTACGGTCTCATAGTCACAGTGTATTGTGGTGCAAAGGTTGGTATGATCTGTTCTACAATTTGTAGAGCATCATCCTGATTATTTGCATAGATCCCAAGAGAAAATGTTACAATGTAGGGAACTGATTGTTTTACTTTGGCACGTTTACTGTTGTCGTTTACTGTCGCTTGTTGAAGTCTAGCGTTAGTCTTAGACAACTGTCGTGTCGCATCATATGCCATTGAAGTCATCTCAAAGGTCATGCGTGGCAACTTTATAGCAACTGAATCGTCAACACCAAATTCGCCCACCTGTTGTAACCTAAGAAGAAACTTAGATCTAGGAGAGTATGCCAAAGGAACACGAATTGTGCTTAACACTTTGCCGTTCTTGTCCGTTCTCATTACATGGATCTTTGTAAAGAGCGAACCGAATATAGCTACTGTTTTACGTAGTCTCTCGTGATAAAAGTAATCATTAAACATTAGCTTGAAAGTCCTGTGCTTTTACTGATTTCGCCAAATGGATTGCCTTCACTAAAGTCTAGGAAGTCCTCTATCTCAGTAGCAAATTCGAAGTTCTGTTGATCTACAGTATCTTTCTGCGTAGAGCTAACAATCTTAGCAGTAGCACCTGAGTTTTGCCCAGTGAGATACTTGCCAGTCGATGGTAGTGCGAATGATCCCAAGTTGTTTGCCGAACCAACATGAATAAGCGATAAGATTTCGCTACTATCATTGTATGCCGCAACTTCGGCTGTCAAAACACCACCGTCTGATGCGCTGTCTTGGTTAACATATTCGCCAACAAGAAACGGTTGGAATAGCTGTGGATCTGATATTAGAATAGATGGTGGGGAAGTATAGAAATCTCCACTGTCCACAATTGTTATTGAAGTAAGTTTACTAGTAGCACTGTCTAGATTTGGGTATCCAACTGCAATAAAGTCAGTCGCATTCTTACTTGGACCTAAAATCGTAACAGCAGGTACAGATTGATATCCTTGACCACTATCCGTTAGAGTAACCGAGTTAACTCTTCCGTTTAGAACTGTTGCAGTTGCAGTTGCCGTAGTGCCAACACTAGATGCAATTGTAATAGTAGGAGTAGATCCATCCTCATAGTAGCTTCCGCCACTATCGATGTTAATTTGGTTAAGACTGCCACTATTCAAAATAGCGATTAGTCTTGCTGGTTTCTTGGCTGTTGTGGGTGCCGAAAAGGTTATGGAAGGAACTGTTGTGTATAGATCACCACTGTCAGTAAGAGTAATGCTTGTGATACCTTGTAATGACATTATGAAATACTCGCTGTTGCTGTTGCGGTCTTACCACGATTAACTTTAATGTCATATCTATAGGCATTATCAATCTCAATTTGATCGATATTCGCATTACCTGTATCAATATCTTCGTCATTGTATTCAAACAATTCACAACGGATCTTATATGTTGGTAGGTTGTTTAGCTGATAGAAAGGCTGTTCGTGCTCAACGTGCACGATCTGAAACAGTTTGCCTGCAAATGGGGTGTAAATAAGATCGCCTTCTGCTGGCCTATCTGTCTTAATCTCGTTATCAAACTTACGTACTGTTTGGTTCCAACGCCTTTTGGCTACGACAAGTGTTACACTGTCTCTGATCTCTACACCAAACTTACTGAATAAGTCGCCTTCACCGTCAAACCCATCATTGTTCTCCACATACATCTCAAGTCTGTAACTAGAGTTGAATGAGGATACTGGATCTTCTTTAAACACATCATCTACGTTCACTAGATCACGTGGCATGTAATACATGTCCTGACCATAGATCCGCAATGCTTCGATTGTTAGATCTTCGTAAAGAAGTTGTTCTGACTTATGACCATCTGAAAAGTATAAATTGCGCATATTAACCTACAAAGAATTCTACAGGGAGTTCATGCTCTAGTCTCATATCCTCTTCGAGTTTCAATACTTCTGCGTTTGCGGCCTCTAGTATAGCCAAGCCATTCATCGTCACACCACCAGGCAATTGCATACCTTCAAACTTACTAAGGTTTTGCCCCCATTGTTGCTTGACCAATGCAGTAAAGTATGCCTTAACAAACCTGTCGTTATACACTGATGTGTTTGCTACAGGATCTACAAGTTGAGTGCCTTCTACAATAATGTATTGGCCTTCTTTAATATCTTGTGTTTCAAACTCGCCATGAATGTATAGCTTACTTTCGTATTGAGAGTAATTAACCTGTGGCATTCCGTTTAGTGTTTGGTCAATCATAGCAATGTGCTGTTGCATCATTGTATAATATGCCATGTCTCCCATGAACTTACCCATGACTGCAAGATCGTTCAACCTAAGCTGATAGCCCAAAGAGAACATTCCGCTAGAAGAAGCCCCACCATTGATTGGAAGGACTCTTTTCACAAATAGATAGTCGGATGGGATAGGGATATATTTGTTAGTGACATCATCTGCCGTAATAAGATACTTTAGATAGACTGTCTTAGTCGCATCAGAATGGTACTCTTGAAAGTATTCAAGAGCTTCGTCCAATCTGTCTTCTACTTGATCCTCATCAACATTAATTTCGAGAACAGGCTCACCCAATCTTCGCTTTGCATAGTCAATTAATGTCGATCTTGAATTCGGTTTTGCCATCTAACTCGTCCCATGTGTAATCCGTTACTTCTATTTATACTAATTTATATCCCCAGGGTAGCGTTGTGTCCACATTGTAAAGCTATATTTCGTTCCCGAAACAAGTTCTGTACACTCATGACCGTGTGTGACCATGCCCGGAAACAGAATCATCTTACCACAAGGCACATCATCGTTGTTAACACCCTGTCTTGGGTAGATCAAAGACGCACCTTTATAGTCATCATTGAGCTTAACGGATCCTGTAACAAGAGAGGCATCATTGTGCAAAGGCAAACTCTTTTGAGTGTCCACCGAATATCGCATAACGAATGCATCACGCATACCATACATTTCAATAGGGTGCCAAAGCTTCTCTACGATTGGTACGATATGTTCTTTCCAATGGGTTTCTAGCTCATTCCACAATCCTAGTTCTTTGACACGGATCTCATATGCTGGAAACTTATCTTCTGGCATAGGTGCCCACTTGCCGTGGTTATCACCCATTTCAATCAAACGATCACACTGGCTTTGTGTCATGAAGTCCACAACCATCATGTCCTTTTCAAGCATGTCAACCTTACCGTGATGGGGGATGAACATCGGAGACTGTGGAGTTGTTCCTAAAGCGGTTTTAGGTTTAGGCAATGCCTTTGTGTATTTGGTGTGCACTTGGCTCCATAGGTTATCAAACTTTACTTTAGCCTCAAACCCACCGTTACCATGATATAGACAAGGAACAGTATTCGTGATTGGGTTCCATAGCTCATTACCTACGTCTACTTCTGGCTCGTGCGTTTGGAAGATATATTGTTCATAGTCCAACCCTACAGAGAATTTAGTAGTATCGTTTAGCCAGACACGTTGCATGTATAGCTGATCGTCATCATCATCGTTAAGTCGTTCTCCAAAGAAGTCTTTTAATGCACCAACCCTACCAATGTATTGTCCACTGTTGAGGTATTTGTAATGAAAGAGGTTGGGTTCTGGATGTAGGCTTTGCATGCTCTCGTCAGGCCAACAGCTTGCTTCTGCCCCGAATAGGATCTCTACAGAAGCGTCCATATACCGTTTAACGATTTCTTGTAGATTATTTGTAAAGAATACGTCATATGCATCTGTGAATAGAAGAATATCGTTTTCGGGCAAGGTGTCGAGATAGTCTCGCACCAAGTTAACTTTATGTCCACCACCAGGGCCTTGCATGTCTGTACCAGCCCAATCGACATTAGTGCCCAAGTTCTTAACATCAAATCCCATTAGTGCCGCACTGTCATTCAATGCTACACACTTAGATCTATCCGTACCAACCGTAACCGCATGAACATTGAAGTTTTGGAACCAATCGTCATGGCTTTGTGGCTCAATGTCAGATCCAAGAGCTTCTCTACTAATCTGTGTCGCAATCTCTACTTTGAGTGCTTGTACGTTATGTGTCTTTACCTTCTGAGCCAAGACCTCATCTACAGGGATGATCTTTCTGTGGAAACCACTATTAATAAGATCATGCGCCATTTTAACAGTTAGCATATATGCATGACCATTGTATGGATAGCAAGGCTTAACTAGGTGTTGATTGCCACCTTCTGTGACACCAGTTTCGTTATTCTCGTTGTGACCCAAATATAGTAGATCGATATTATGCTCATCCATCCACTCGTGGTATTCGTTCTCTTTCCACTTAAATCTGTCGATCTTAACATCATCTTCGAAGATGATTGTAGTCTCGTTTAGTTCAACTACTTTCTGCCACGCCTGATAGTGTGATAGGAAGCAACCAACCTCACCCTTTGTAATTCTACGGTTCTTGAATGGATCACGCCATTTGTGATTAACACCAAATTCATTGTCTACCATACGTTGGTGATCAATGTCATGACCATCAATAGCAAATACGAATTGATAATCTTCCAACCAACCACATTCACCCATAAAGGATCTTTTTCTGTCAGTTCTTCGATTTAGATTAATAACTAGCTTGTGCATAATGATTCCTTTTCAGTGTTATATATTAGTCTCTGTAGAGATACAAATCAACAGGGACGCAGATCCGTAGTTCGGAGTAGTAAGGGTTGACGTGGTGATAAGCGAAACTTGGGAAGATCAAGAAGTCTCCTGTCTCAGGTTGATGATGATGTCTGTTAAACATTGGATTGAAATATTCGTCATACCCCCGATTGGCATTAGATCTAGGATCGTGTAGCACCAAGTCGCCGCCCGAATTTTGATCTTCTGCTAGTATATAGAACACGCCAGATAAGTGTGCTCCCGAATGATTGTGAATAGTCATTGAATAGTCTTTACCGTGACCAGTGATCCAACCCTTTAGCTTGTAGTTGTCCCAATCCTCAATAGAGCAATCAATAGTACTCTTTAGGTAGTCATTAAAAGCACTCTTAACAGTACTATTAAAGGCACTCATAACAGCACTCTTATCATCCAATATGTTATATCCACCCAAATCGCTAGGTGGTTCGTTTAGATTGTATGTGCTAAATATATGTTCCACTAAACCAGTGGTGTCGAACTTTCCTTGACCCATCTGTGTAGGCCATAGATTATGGATATCCATCTCACTTCTTTCATCATGTTAATATACATCTATATATACTAGTAATAACACTTGACTCTATGTTTCGGGTATGCTAGAAATAGGTATAACAAATGAAAAGAGAGAATCACATGACTATGATGAACACAGTACTTGACCAAATCAATCGTATGGACGCTTCAGAAATCAACCGTGTAGTTGAAGCGATCAAATCTCGCCGCAACTCACTGTCTTATGCCACAAACGCTACCTTGCGTGTTGGCGATATTGTCTCTTGGATGCGCCGTGATGGAAGCACTGTAACAGGATCTGTTAAGAAAGTTAATCAGAAAACAGTTATAGTAAATGAACGTAATAACCCCAATGTTTGGAAAGTATCTTCAAGCATGCTTACTCCACTGTCTATAGGTGGATAATGACATTTGACGAATTCTTCGACTTCTTGATGAGTGAAGAATGTTTTAATGACTGTTCGGTCTCCTTTATTAACAATAGAGGAGAACAACAGTACATAGAGCATGACGATTTATTTGCATATAGGGGCAAGGTGGTTGATCTTTGGTTTAGTGGAGATGATACGATTAAGGTAGAGGGATATGAACGTATCCAACCTTATGATGGGACTATCCATATATTCTATGCTCCTACAAATGCTCCTTCATTTCCTGTACATACAGATCCTATAGATATCTATATCGAATGCCTTGATGGGCGTAAGATAATGGAAATTGACGACCAATACGTGATGATAGAAAAGGGAACGAAGATCTTTATTCCCGCAGACACACCACACGTTGCGCTCAACTCAGAGAAAGCATTGACATTAAGCTATGGCATTAACGACACAAACACATTCGGTAATCTACGTAAAGACTACTGAAACTTGTAATCTTAATTGCAGTCACTGTTTTACTTCTGGTATGAATGGGCGTAAGATCTATTTTGATCACGTGAAGACCGCAAATTGGTGTAACGAACTCGACACTGGCTCTAACCAGATCCATTTAGAGTACCATGGTGGTGAGCCTATGCTTGCGCCCATGGCACACCTACGAGAATTCCATGACATCACTAAAGCTCAATGGGGTGATCGTGCAACTCATGGTATCACAACAAATCTTGTGTTTAAGCTTACCGAAGAGAAACTTGCATTCTTTAGTGAAATCATTACAGGTGGTAACATCGGCACCTCATGGGATCCTAATATTCGTTTTACTAACGAACATCAAAGGAAGATGTGGGAAAATAATGTTAAGCAGTTGACAGGACTTGGGCATAGTGTCAAGTGCTTTATCTCTGTATCTAAGGATGTTATTAAACTACAACCGTTGGAGATTGCTGATTATATGGAGTCTCTTGGTGTTGCTGAGATCTCTTATGAACGACTTACCCATGATGGTAATGCCACAATCAATACGGACATCTTTCCTCATAACTCTGAACTAGATGCTTGGTGGATGCTGATGCATGAACAAACTCAAGATCACCCTGTAGAAAACGGCTTTATGGGATCCATCTACGACAAGTTCAACAAAGGGCAGTTCCAGATCGGCACATTCTGTCGTGATTGCGAACAAAAGATCCACACTATTAATGCAGACGGTACTGTCGCAGGCTGTCCTAACACCGCACCAACCATGCATTATGGTCATATAGATACACCAGCAAAGGAAGTAAGATTAAGTCCTAAGCGTATGGAGATCATATCTTGTGAACAGCATGAACGTGATGAACGGTGTTACAAATGTCCAGTCTTTATGTATTGCCATTCTGACTGTCATCAGTTACAATGGATGGATGATGTGTGCCCTGCGCCTAAAACATTGATGATGAAGTTAGCGAAAGAGAAGAAATGGATTTAATCGTAAAGCCAACCGAAGCGTGTAACTTCAAGTGTACATTTTGCTCGTCAACAGATATCGATCCCAATGAGGTTGGTCTGTTAGACTTGAGCTATATCTATAGGTTCTTAGAAAGGTTTCCAGAGACTAACACAATTATTGTTAATGGTGGTGACCCTCTTATGGTCAAGCCACAGTATTATCAAGATCTAATTGACCACCTTAATGAGCATGATTACCCAGCAAGCATTAGCTTTACGTCCAACCTTTGGCCTTTCCTAATGAAACCTAAGAAGTGGTTACCCATCTTTCAGAACGAACGATTTGGTTGTGCCACATCATTTCAGTATGGTGGCGGTAGACTAAAAGGCGATTATTCAGAGTTCACAGAGGCAGACTTTTGGATGGTGTCTAATGCCATGTTGAAGCATACAGGTGAACGTCCAGATTTTATCGCAGTTATTACAGAAGAGAATGAGCATCTCGCCATTAAGAATGTAGAACTAGCAAAAGAGATGGGCGTCGAGTGTAAGTTGAACTATGCTATGGCTTCTGGTGTACAGGGATCTACGTATCAATTAAGCAAGATCTACGAAACATATCTTGAGATTTATGACCGTGGTCTAGCCGATCATGAGTTCAACACTAAGCAAATGATGAAACGTCTTGGGGGATCTTCTACATCATGCCCACAGAATAGAGCGTGTGATGAAGGTATCCGTGCATTTAACCCAGGAGGTGATTACTACTCTTGTGGTTCATTTGCAGATGATATGGATTATCCTATCGACTTCGAAACTGAGATGGCAGGAAAGTTGCAAACACCACTGCAACACGACCCCAACATTCAGACAATGAAGATGGCTTGTTACACATGCCCTATGTTTGAAATCTGCAATGGTTGTAAGAAAACTGTGCGTGATATGAAACGTGAAGGTACTGTTGAAGGTCATTGTAGGCAGATGAAAGCATTAGCACCTCGTATCCTTGCTACCAATAATATGAGTCCTGATGGAGTGACGCCCTATGTCGATGAATCTATCAATTAACCCAACTTACTATTGTAACTTCTCTTGCGACTTTTGTTACTTGACAAAGCAACAGTTAAATGATAGACACAAGATAAACCCAATGTGGTTACAACATTCTATGGGTCAAATAACAGATCCTATAACTCATGTTGATTTATATGGCGGTGAG